ATAATACATATAGAGCAAAGATGTTTGAGTTAATGCTATATGTATCTTCTTGAATATGATTTTCATAACAAGGAAAATGACACCTTTAACCTATTAGTGCTAAGACGTACACCACTTTACACACAAAGAATGTATATATAACTCACTGAATATCAAGAAACAAACTTTATTTCTCTATAAGGGAAAAGTTTTACATATATATAAAGGACAACATTACATTGTTTTTTTAAAGGCCCACCCTAAAGTCTCTGACCCACCCTATATATAAAGAGAGGTGTGAAGGAAGGCTTCTGCCTCCCTCCCTCCCTTTCAAACTTGTAGCTTTTAAAGTGCTACAAGCTCGTCAAGCCTACTCGTTGGTGCAACGTAAGCTGTTGCCTCCTCAGTAATCTTGAAGTCCTCCATTTGCGAACCAGCTGGCATGCTCACAAAGTTCCCAGTAACTTTCTCAGTCTTACCTGTTTCAGCGTTAATGGAATCCCAAGTAGTCTCAAGGATTGGAAACCCTTGAACTTGTGAAAGGGTGATGCTCTGTTCACGCAAACCTGCACTCACTGCTGTTGAGCAAGCTACTACGGTACTACGCCCGTCTGCTAATTTAATCACTAACGCAACCTTCTTGTTAGGATTCTTAAAGTTCTTGTCAATCAAAGTGATTGCACCGTCTTTTCCTGCGTTGGTTGCTACTGTTCCTAGGTTTACTAGGTCTGTTCTGTTGTACTCTTGAAATGTTAAAGCCATCTTTTTGTTTTGTTTAGATGATTATCAGGCGGGGACTATCCCCAACCGTCAAACTTTGTGTGGGGTCTGTATTAGAAGGGGTCTCCTTTGCTACTCACATGATGGGTGGGGGCATGTTGAAAAAAAAAGTTTTTTTAAAAATTTGGTTGACATCAAAAAAATTGTATATCTTTGGGGGTGGGTGGGCTAGTCATGATTGTTCACATTCCTAGGTAAGGAAAAACAAACAATAACTAAATATGAAACAACCAACACAAATAGTACAACAACTACAGAGCACTCAAGTTAATGAGTATGCGTTGGCAGAAAAGTATTATAGCATACTATCTGCAATAAACAATTTGCACCTTACTAAAAGGGAAATAGAGCTTGTTGCCTTTACAGCAGTTAAAGGAAGTATATCATATGCTAACCATAGAACAGAGTTCTGTGAAAGGTATAATACAACAACAGCTACTATTAATAATATTGTATCTAAGTTAAAGAAGCAATTCATCTTCTTAAAGAACGATGGAAAGATAGAAGTGAATCCAGTGATTGTATTGGATTTCAAAAAAAATTTAAATTTAGTAATCAAGCTTACACATGAGGTCAAAGAAGTTGACGCTATCAGAGAAGATAGTCAAGCAGATATCGAGGGATAAGATTATCTCGGAAAAGGTAATTAACCAAGTAGTGATGCATCAGTTTAATGGTGCAAATGATGCTTTGAAAAACAACAATACTGTTGAGATAAGTGGCTTTGGTAAATTCACCTTTAATGTAAGAAAAGCTAATCAGAGATTAGTAAAGCTTCAAAGGTTTAAAGAGGGTTATGAAAAAGATGTTGCTGAAGGAATAGAACAAACTAAAAAAGAGGCTTGGATTAAGAATAAAATTAGTACATTAACGCTAACAATTAATTCGTTAAAGTCAAAGTTAAATAATGAAGACTAAATTTGGACAAATAGTAGAAGGTTGGAGGAATAATTTAATACCCCCAGCACACCTTAAAAAGGAGATAGAAAAAGTATCTACTGAAAGGACATCTATTTGTGAGAGTTGTAAGTTTCATTCAAAAAATTACAAGTCAGTTAGACCAGATGCACATTGTGTAAATTGTGGTTGTACACTGTCAGCAAAAACAAAATGCTTATCTTGCGAATGCCCTACAGGCAAATGGAAAGCAGAAATGTCATCTGAAGAAGAGACAAAACTAAAAGAGAATGTCGAAAAAAAGAACTCTAAAACTTACTAAAATACCAATAACAGCAATGATGCAAATACTAGCAGATTTGTTTGAAGATGGTGTGGATTTCATTGACATAGAAGGAGAAGAAAACGAGATTAAAGGTGAGAGTGATAGAATAAAGGTGACAATTAGACCTGAGTATTATTCCACCCCACCAGAAGTAGAATTAGAATTAGAACAGGATCAAGAAGGTATATCAGATTTCCTTCCTCAAATTGAGATAAGTAAAAAACTAACTGATGAAGATATAAATGATCTAATATGAAATTTTACAAAAAAATTATAACTATATTAACTGAGTTAAAAACATCACATCCAGATATATCCCTAGGTAAGCATATAGCTACAGCTATAGATTCAAAAAACATGAATGACCTATGGGCAACCTCAGATAAAGAACTACATAACAACTTAATCAATTATCAAGCTAGTTTAGATATGGATATTCCACATCAGGAAGATGACATAGAAAGTATACTTATGGATGGAAAGAACCTCTATAACATAGCCTTTGATGAATACGAAGATTAACATATGGCAACAGCAAAGAAAACTACATACATTAACGCAGAGCTTGATTGGGCTGAAAGTCAAATAAGCAACTGGCAAAAGTATATTGAAGACAATCCTTTACATGAACTTAAGGATAGAATCACTTATAAAGAAACTAAATCTGGAGCAGTTCCTTCAGTTGTAGCAACAGTTGAACAACAAGGTAAATACCTTCAAGATATGATGAAGAATTACTTAGCATTGTTAGACCAAGTAAATAAGCTACGTGAGAAGGAAGAGAAAAAGAAGCTTGAGACAAGAGGTGGTCAAGAATTAGGTCAAATGGCAAAAGCTTTTGCTGATAGCAGAAAGTAAATGAAACTACATAATATAAGTTACAACGAATGGTTCATTAACCAGAAAAGAGTCCCAGATGAGGATTCTGAAGAGTACACAGAGTTCTTTAATTTTCATAAAGAGCTTAGTATGAACGGTTGTATGATGGATGGTACTTATATTAATCCTTTCTTATACTGGCATTTAAATGCTTGGCATACAGAGGTAGATATACTTGATGAATATGGTAGAATTAACCAGAAGTATGCAAATCCATTACTAAGAGATAATGAGTGGCTTGTAACTAATGAGATAGACAGAGCACAGAAAGAAAAGAAAGGACTAGTTATACTAGGAATTAGACGTTTAGCAAAGTCTGTTATTGAAGCAAGTTATATTGCACAAGGAGCTACGTTTGATGAGAATTCACAAAACGTTATTGCAGGATTAAACTCTCCTGATATAAAACTTATTACAGATAAGATTGATAAAGGATTAAACTTCTTACCTAAAGCTTGGAGGTGGCAAAGAGTAGAAGATAACTGGAAGAATCAGGTTACATTAGGTATTAAAACTAGAGCTGGTGAAAGAATGCCATTCTCACAGATACTTATTCGTAACTTAGATGATGGTAACAATGAAGAGGCTATTGCAGGTACAAAGCCTAGAAGATTAATCATTGATGAGATAGGTAAAGGTAACTTCTTAAGAGGTTTACAGGCAGCTATTCCAGGATTCACAACACCATTTGGTTGGGGTTGTAGTCCTATACTTACAGGTACAGGTGGGGATATGAAGAAGTTTATGGATGCAAAGTCCTTAATGTTTGATGTAGATAACTTTAACTTTCTTACATATAACAATGCTAAAGATGATAAACGTATTCATGGGTTGTTTATTGGCCATGAGTATAGAATGGAAGCAAAAGAAGACAGTAGTCTTGGCACATTTTTAGATAAACCAAAAGGTTCTCCCTTACATGACATACCTATGATGGTATCTAATAAGAAAAAGGCTGATAAGATTACAAATGATAACCTGGAAAGGTTAAAAAAGGCTGGAGATAGATTAGCTTATCTAAAAGAAAAGATGTATTACCCACAAGATGTGGATGACATATTCTTAAATGAAGATACAAACATATTTGACTTAGAAGCTGCAAAGCGTCAAAAAACTAGACTATTACAAGGAGAAAGAACAGGCACACCTGTTATACTATTTGATGATGGAGAAGGAGTGAAACATGAGTTTACAGATAAGATGCCTATAAGCAACTTTCCGTTAAAGCATACAGACTTAAAAGATGCTCCTATAGTAATATATGAATTCCCTATAGAAAACCCACCATATGGCTTATATGTGGCTGGAGTGGATCCATATAGACAAGGTAAATCTGCATACAGTAGTTCATTAGGTTCTGTATACATATATAAAAGGATGCATGCTATAGCTGGTGAAAAATATCAGGACATGTTTGTAGCAAGTTACTGTGCACGTCCTGATAAGAAAGAAACTTGGGAGAACCAAGCTCGTTACCTTATTAAATACTTTAACGCAAGAACATTGTGTGAGAATGATGAGATATCTTTTATTGATCACATGATTGCTAAAGGAGATAGTCAATATTTAGAAAGACAACCAGATTGGTTAAAAGAAATTGTACCAAATACTACTGTAAGACGTGACTTTGGTATACACAGATCATCAGAAAAAATTAGAGACTTCCTACATGGATGTCTTAAAAAGTATTCAGAAGAAATTGTAGCTTCTGAAGTTAACGAAGATGGTGAGGTTATATCTAGTACTAAAGGTATGGCTAAAATACTTGATCCATTATTACTAGAAGAAATGATTCAGTATAATGAAACAGGTAACTTTGATAGAATTATTGCAGCTGAGTTAGCTATAGGACTTGCTATGAAACTAGATCCAATTATTGGAAAGGTAGGAGCACAGGACGATGTTAGATTAACAGCTATGCATAAGAACAAAAAAAACAAATTATTTACAAAATCTAGAGGTGTATTTAGCAGCTCTAAACATAAAATATTCTCATAATGGCCATTATTAGATATACAAAAGAGGAAAACATTAGATATGCTTATTTAAACATTTTTCCTGATCAGTTTAAAACAATAAAGCAAAAGAAAGATGATAGTTGGGTAAAAAATACCATGGACTATTTTTCTAATAAAGCTTATGCAGAATACATTAAGAATAGAGATACTTTTGTACCTAACTATGACTTAATGAAAGGTATTCTAAGAAGAGAAGACTTTGCTATAGATGAGCCTGAGGTTAAGAGTTTCACAGATATGCTAGAAAAAGACTTAGGTCTTCCTGGATATGTAAAACATTATTCAATTATCACTACACCAGTTAACGAACTTGTTGGTGAGATAAGTAAAAGACCTGACTCTTATAGAGTAAAAGCTTTTGATGATGACAGCAAAGCTCAAGAGTTACAGTTTAAAACTGATACACTAAAAGCTTACGTAATCAATCAGGTTAAGCAACAAGTTATGGCAAAAGCAGCTATGTCTGGTGAAGAACTTGAAATGGAAGATGTTGAAAAAATTACGATGCAACAAGTTCAAGAAGAGCTTGATTCATATACATCTGTTGCAGAAAAGTGGGCAAACCATACACTTACTTGTAACAAAGCAGACTTTCATTTAAAAGAACAAAGTGAAGATGCATTTAGAGATTTACTTATATCTGCAAGAGAGTTTTATCATATCTATGAAGATAATTCTAAAACAGGATTTAATGTAGAAGTGGCTAATCCAAAAAATACTTGGTTTCTTACTACACCAGATAAAAAATATATTTCAGATCCTTCAGGTAGAAGTAGAGGAGCATATGCTGCTGGTACTGTGGAGGTTATGGAAATATCAGAAATAATAGAAGCTTTTCCAGACTTAACTAAAACTGAGATAGATCACTTAAGAAGTTCATTACAAGACTATGGTCTAATTAATGTAAGAGAATCTAATCTTGGAAATCCTGATGTTACACCTGGACAAGACTCTGTAATTTATGATACATATGATCCATTAGTGTTACAGACACGAATGATTATAGAAAGTGAAATGAAGGAGAACAACGATGGTCTTCGTGATTTCTTAGGACTTACAAGTAATGTATCTTCATTTGGATATAAATATGTAGTTGTAAGAAGCTACTGGATATCTAAAAGAAAAATCGGTAAGCTTATTTATGAAGATGAAATGGGTAACGAACAATCAGCTTTAGTTACTGAGGATTATAAGTCAGGAAACATGCCTACACAGATATCTTTAGAATGGGGATGGGTTAATCAATGGTACCAAGGAACTAAAATTGGTCCAGACATATACCACGTAAAACCTTATACATTACTAGATTACTGTCCTATCATTGGAACTACTTATGAAGTAAAAAATACAGAAGCAAGATCATTAGTTGATTTAATGAAACCTTTCCAAACTATATATAATGTTTGTATGAACCAATTATATAAGCTTCTAGAGAAAGAAGTTGGTAAGGTGCAATTGATGTCACTTAGACATATACCAGTTCCTAAAGATGGTGATGCACAAGATGCATTAGATATGTGGGAAATGGAAGCTAGAGAACGTGGTGTTGTATTTATTGATGATAGTCCAGAGAATCTAAAAGCACCAAGCTCATTTAACCAATTTACATCTTTAGATCTTACACGTACACAGGAAATACAATCTCGTTACAACTTAGCTCAACAAATGAAGATAGAATGTTGGGAACTAATAGGTATGTCTAGACAACGTATGGGTTCCGTAGCTGCATCAGAAACAGCTACAGGTACAAATACTGCTATGCAACAGAGTTACTCTCAAACAGAGCCTCTATTTGTTGCACACGAGTATGTAACAGGTCAGTTGTATCAAGCAATAATAGATGCATCTTTAAAAATACAAAGCTCTAAACCAGAATCTACGTTATCTTATATAACTTCAGAAGGAGAATCTGCATTTGTTCAAGTTAATGGAAATGAATTAAAACTTCGTGATTTAAAAGTATTTCCAACAAATAGACCAGAGGATACACAAATGTTTAATGAGCTTAGACAATTATCTCAAGCACTTATTCAAAATGGTGGAAGTCTATATGATATCATTGAACTTTACAGTACTAAGTCTATGAGAGAGATGAAGAAAACTTTCAAGGACTTAAGAGATCAGCAATTGCAACAGCAACAAGCAGCTCAACAGCAACAACAAGCTCAAATGGAGCAACAAGGTAAAATAGCTGAAGCTCAAATGCAACAAGCACAACAAATGACTGCTCAGCAAACTGCTAATGATAATCTTAACAATGAACTTGATCGAATTAATAAGAAAGAGATTGCTATGATAAATGCAATGTCTAAAGAAGGTGGAGCATCGTCTGATCAAAATAGTAATGGTACTCCAGACTCTTTAGAGATAGAAAAATTAACTAGTCAGCAAACTATAGCTCGAAAGAACTATGATAGTAAAATGGCTGATATAAACTCTAAAAGCGGATTAGCTCAACAAAAATTACAAATTGAAAGAGAGAAAATCAAACTAGCTAGAGATAACCAAGCAAACGATTTAGCTGTTGCTAAAATGAACGCAAAGGGAAGAAAAAATAACTAACCCAGTTAGTTACCAAAAAAGTTAATGCTATATTATGCATAAATATTTTACAAATAAGTAAAATATCCTTTGTAGATACATAGTGTTGTTCTAATTTTATTCAAATAAACCAATTTTTAATAAAACATAACTACATATGTCTGACAAGAGTAATCCTTTTGGTATACAAAATACTATGGAAACAGGGGCAGGTGATGCTCAACTGTTGAATGATTTAATGGCTCCAGAAACTGCTTCAGGTAATCCTGAAGATGTTACACCTATAGTAAATGAAATAGATACACCAAAAGCAGAAACAAACGATAATCCTCCAAGAGGAAAAGATATCACACCTCCTAATAGTGTAGATGGTAAAACTGATGAAGAAAAACAATCAGGAGAATCATTAATCGCTGACTTCTTAACTGATAGTGATGAAGATGATGATGATGATGATGATATTAAGGTAGATCCTCCAAATGATGCTTTAAAGAAAGCGAGTGAGGATTTAGATGATGCAACTGATGATGCAACTGATGATGACGATAGTGGTAATAAGTTTACTGCTTTATCAAATGACCTATTTAAATTAGGAGTATTTAATAAAGAAGAAGATGAAGAAGTTTCTATTAGTACACCAGAAGAGTTTCTAGAAAGATTCAATGCTGAGAAGAAAAAAGGAGCATCTGATTTAGTTCAAGATTTCATTGGTCAATTTGGAGAAGATTACCAAAATGCATTTGATGCAATTTTTGTAAAAGGTGCAGATCCTAAAGAGTATTTTGGAGCTTACAATAAAGTTGTAAATTTTTCAGAAATGGATCTAAGCAGTGAGCGAAATCAAATATCAATAATGAAACAAGCATTATCTGATCAAGGTTTTGAATCAGAAGACATAAGTAAAGAAATTGAAAGATTGCAGAATTACGGTGATTTAGATACTGTTGCTACAAGACATCATAAAGTTTTAGTTAAAAAAGAAGCTAAAAAATTAGAAAAATTACAAGCTGAAGCTGGACAAGCTCAAGAACAAAAAGCTCAAATTAGAAACGAGTATGTATCTAATGTTCAGTCTATATTATCAGACAAAGTAAAAGAAAAAGAGTTTGATGGAATACCAATCAATTCTAAATTAGCAAACGAACTACAAGATTTCCTATTAGTAGATAAGTGGAAAACTCCTGCTGGAGAAACACTTACAGACTTCGATCGTGCTATTTTAGATATGAAAAGACCTGAAAATCACGAAATGAAAGTAAAGGTTGGACTTTTGATGAAAATGTTAGAAAAAGATCCTACGTTAGCTACTATACAAAGAAAAGGTGCGTCTAAACAGACAAACGTATTATTTGGGGAAGTTGCAAGACAAGTTACAAAAGATAAAAGTAGCAAGTCAACAAAAAAAGGATCTAAAGCCCCATCGTGGTTTTTATAATAATCAGTAATTAATAATTAATAAACGAATAACATGTCAAACGTTCAAACTATACCAGGATTAACTGGTTTTACTTATGCGAGAGTTGCGTCCATGGATAAGCGTGCTGTGGGGAAACTGACAGATGCAAATCACTTGGAAAGCTTCCACTCAACAGAGCCTGCAGATTATGATAAGAAAATTATCAGTCTGTATACTCAATCATCATTGTATAGCAATGATTTCTTAGATATGATTAATAAGAGCACACCGTACTTTATTGATACGAATAGTGACTCTTGGAAATGGGACATCGCTGTACCATACAAATTTCCAAAAATCATTGATATTCCAGAAACTACATCTGACCTAGCTAAGCCAGGTATTGATGGTCAAGAATTTCAAATTGTATTAGATACAAATGAATTTTCTAAAAACGCTATCATTTCTGTAGGAACACGTCAATATGGACCACGTCTATATGTGATAAAAGATCCACAGCCTTGGAATGCTGGTTGGTTATATTCAGTTACACTAGTAAGTGATAATCCAACAGTAGATTTTATGTCATCTACATTCTTACAGCCAGGTATTGAGCTAGAATTGATTGATGCTGCAATTGGAGAATTTGATCAAGATTTATTAGGTCTTCCTAGATTAGGTGAGAAAATAACAATGTTTGAATCATTAGGTTCAGGATATGGTTATGAGCACAAAATTACAGAATGGGCTGATGATAAAATGTTGAGAGACAATTCAGGTCAAGCTTTGGATATCTTAGTATATGCTCCACAAAGACGTAATCAGTTACCACTAACTCGTAATGATGTTAAATGGGAACCTTTCGTTGAGTTCTGGATGCGTAAGTCTATGATTGAACTTAAAGTTAAGCGTATGATCTGGGCTAAGCCTGGTACCGTTAAGACTAATGGTTCTAGACAAGAGTTAAAGCGTACATCTGCTGGTGTATATCACAGAATGCGTAATAACGGTAACCTAGTACAATATAACCGTGGAGAATTTTCTGCTAACTTAATACGTTCAGTATTTGGAGATTTATTCTACAGACGAGTGGATGTTAAAGATAGACGAGTTAAGATGTATACTAATGAAGCTGGATTCGATGTATTCCAACAAGCTTTAAAAGATGATGCATTGAACTCTGGATTAACTTTCATGGCAGATTCTGGAAACAGATATCTACAAGGAGAAGGACAGTCAATCACTTACAACTTTGCATTTGATGCGATGGTAACTCGTGAGACTGGACGTGTAGAACTTGTACACTTGAAAGAGTTAGATTTACCACAAACTAACTTAGAATTTGGACAAAACAAGAAGTCTACTCCTGTATTTATGGTATTTGATGTATCTCCTGAATCTGATGGTTCAATGATCAACAACATCCGTGAGGTACGTATGAAGGGTGCACCTTCTATGACTTGGGGTTATATTGATGGAACTCGTCATCACTTAGGATTTGCAAAATCTCAAGGAATGAGCTCTGCTAATAAATTCCCAGGATACGAAATCTGGATGAAAGATCGTTGCGATGTTTTCATTGAAGATTTATCAAGAACTGTGTTGATCGAAGAGATTCCACAATTCTAATAAACGTAATAGTAAATATTACAGAGAAGCTCCTCCCTCACACACCCTGTCCCTCCTTAGAGGGAGGTTGCTTTCTCATAAATACCAGAGTGTCGGACTAGATCCTATCTGTTTGATCAGGACACTCTACAAGAATAAACCAAAAATTAATTAAACTACATTATGGGTAAAATAGGAAAAGTCTCTACAATCAAGAGAGAGTACAATAGTTCTCAGTTGCAAACTATGGATAGCGGACTTGCTAACCAAGGATTAAGTAGAATCCCTGGAACAGGAGTTTTTAAGTATCCTTATAAAGAATTAGACGGTAAGTATAGAACAGGATTAGATCCTACAGCTTCTTACATTAAACGTATTCAGGATCCAACAGAAAGAGAACTTGAAGTGGAAAGAGTTACGGAACTTAGAGATAGACTTCAAAATGAAATTGGAGATATTGATTTAGGACCAAGAGCACAATTTTGGAACTATGGGAAATCAACTGGTACAAATGATGACTTGCATGTTAAACCTGTTAAACTGTTAGACGGTGATAACTTGTTCGACTTAAGTCAAACTTTTCAAGAACTAGCGTTTGCATGGTTAAGAGTGCATCCAACTATTGCATCTAGTTATCAAGCTTGGGAACGAGGAGAGTTTCCAGCAGATACACAGTATTACATAGTAGATGATGAGATTGAAACTGCACTTGTTTACAAGAAGAAGCAGCTTATCAACAGAGCTATTATTAGCTTTGATACTATGAGCATTGAGAAGAAAAGAAAAGTTGCAAGACTTTTAGGACTTCCTATTAGCAGTGACACGAAAGAGGAAACTGTTTATAATCAAGTAGATACCTTGCTAAAACAAGCAGAGGTTAAAACTGGTAACTTTAGAGGATTAAATCCTGTAGAGGTGTTTAACAGATTTTCTAACATGAAAGATGATTTACTCCATATTAAGGATTTAGTTAAACAAGCTATCCAACATTCAATTTATAGAATTAAGCCAAGTGGTGTAGTTTATGAAGGAGAATATGAGATAGCAAAAGATGAAGAAGAATTAGTAAAGTTTTTAATTAACGAAGATAACCAAGATGAGTTATTAGTGTTAGAAGGAAAACTTAAATCTAAAAAACTAGCCGCTGTATAGTATCTAGTTTTACTAAAAAAAGTTAGGTATGATATCTGTAGATAGTTTATTATATAAAATAGATCAAAGACTAAATAAACTATCGACTAACGAGCATCAGCAAATTCAACTAGAAGATAAAATCTTAGCTTTGAATGAAGCTCAGATTAAGTTGATAAAACAAAAAGTTGATGGCTTTTCAGTCCCAAGTAGATTGGGGATGGATTCTTTTAAGAAGAGGTATGAAGATTTACAAAATCTAATTATAGATTATACTAATCAACCATTACCTCTTACTGAATCTAACCCAGCAATAAATCAATGGGATGCTGATATAACAGTGTTAGAACCTAAGTATCTATTTTATGTAGATAGTTATGTTTTAGCAAACAAAGGTAAGTGTAAAGATAGAATCCTTTGGATTAACGAAGATCTTAGTAAGCACGGAGATCTATCAATATTATTAAATAATGATCATTATAAGCCAAGCTTTGAGTATCAAGAAACTCTAAATGCTGTTAGCTCGGACGTAATGAGTGTTTATACAGATGGTACATTTACACCTACAACTGTTAATATAATGTATCTCAGATATCCTGTATACATTAACAAAGAGGGTTACATTCAATTTGATGGTACCCCTTCAGTAAATGCAGATTCTGAACTAAATGATTACTTAGAGGATGAACTTTTAGATTTAACAGTTCAGAACCTAGCAATGTATACTGAAAATAGTGCTGCTGTACAAAGTGCACAGTTCAGGATACAAACAAACGAATAATTAATAACCCCTTAAATATATAATAAAATGGCGGATTTTTCATTGACTACATTATTTGTAGTCCCAGTAGGGCAGACAACTCTCCCTAGCTCTGGATCAACACAAGACTTGACAGCTGGTCAAGTAGGATTTTTTGACGAAAATTATGCAGCAATACCTGCTGCAGAAGATGTAACTAGTACGAAATACTTTTACGTTGCACAAGGTAGATCAAACACTTATCTTCAAGGATCTAAAAGATCTGATAAGATTTCTCTTGATGCAAGTGATGCTCGTAACAGAAATGTTAACAACGTATCAGAACTTTATTCTGTAAAAGGTTGTGCAACAGCACTTAACCAAATTACTGAAGTAGACGGATGGAATGTACAATGTGGTGAAGTAGTAACTTTAACGTTACGTGCTCACTCATCTTACATCGATACTCTTTACTTTAACGGATTCACACGTTCAGTAACTGTAAATGCACCATGTTGCGAATGTGGAGGTGATCCATGTACAGACGTTGATGTACCAGCATTAATTGATCAATTTATTGCAAAACTAGAGCAACAAGCTCCAGGTAACAACCCAGACAACATTAGCTTTAATACTTTCTATACATTTGAAAGAGTAGGTGTTGATGCAACTGCAAAATTAGTAATTACAGGTAAGCCAGTAACTAAATATGGTCAACCATGTGATGTAGCAGCTGATCCTTTTGAGTTTGATAAAATGCGTTTTGAGACATTTGTTTATGCTGGACCTGCAACAACTGCAGATTTCATAGTAGCAGACAATTGTGATATTGTAGCAGTTGCTGCAAAAGTTCAAGAGTCTTCTTTTCCAAGAGGTACTTCTGATGAAATCGCTCAATTAGAAAAGAACTTTTACAGTTACCAAGCTGGTTACTTAAAGTCTTTACTAAGAATGAATGGATTTAATCAAAACTTTGAATCTCATGTAACACCTGGTGTTATTTATGATACAATTACTATTAGATTTAATGAATTTGATAAGTCAGCTTATCAGTGGGGAGACTATATCATGCAAGATTCAACAGTGATTATTGCGATTCCTCAAGGAGCATTAGCTGATACTTTGATTGAAGAGATTGTTGAATTTAATAATGGTCAGGAGTTTGGTGCAATTTGTCCAACACCTCCAACAACTACAACTACAACTACTTCTTAAGTAGATATATAAGTAGATATATAATAAATGCCAGAGGGTGAGATGGATTCTCATTTTCTGGCATTTTATTTAAAATAAAAAATTAAGCACATGACAGAGTATAATTTAGATTTAGTAACTGGGTGTAATAACAACCCTCTATACCTTATTATTACGGATGCTTCATATTATCCTACAGATCCCCCAGTAGCATTTAATCCAACTATTACAATTACACCACCAGGCTTTGATGAGGTGGTTTTACCTTTTGTAGTAAATGGAACAAATGTTTATGGTTCTGATGATTTAGGAATAACTGAAGCAGGGTGTAAACAAAATATTCCTGATGGCATATATTGCCTAGAATATACTATAGAGATAAATGAGTTAATTCCACCAGCTACCATATCAGTAAAGAAAACAATATTACGTACTGCTAACTTACAGGAAAAGTTTAATGAAGCTTTTTTAAAGTTAGATCTTATGCAATGTGATGGCGAACTAGCAAAACAAACAAGTGTAAACCTTAATACGATTAATTTCTTTATTCAAGGTGCTATAGCTGCTGCTAACAACTGTGCAGACAAAGAAGCTATGCGTTTATACGATCAAGCAAATAAGATGTTACATCACCTTAACAAGTGTGGATGTGGATGTCAAGGGACTAACTATTTAGTAAACTTTAGATAATATGGCTCAGTGTGCAAATTGTGGGGCAAAAGTAGGGTGTGGGTGCCAATTAACAAATGGCTTATGCACTTACTGTAACGGTTCCAAAAAATAAAAAATAGTATGTTAGAAAGTAAGTTTACAAATTGTGAGAATTGTGGCGACATAGCAGATCTACTTAAAAGGATAGATTGCAAACTTGCAGAGTTGAGTTATAATATGTACAACAATGTTGTATTCATGTTAAACGCATGTGTACCTAGTTATGAACTTACTCAATTATTAGCATACAGAGATATTCTCATAAACAAACAGAATAATCCAGATTACGCAGAACATTTTTCTGTAGAAGATATTGCTGGTAAAGTTATTAGATTAACTGCAGGATGTAAATTAAGATGTCCTAAAGTAAATCAAGTATGTATACCAACTACTACCAGTACAACAACAATAAGTTGTGCAATTACAAGTGGGGAAATAACATGTGTTATTCCTACTTAACAATAATTAATAATAAAATTAAAAAATATGTCTTGTCAAAATTGTTTTAATGGATGTGTAGAGATTACATCAGATAAATGTGTTAGATACACAGGTGAAGACTTTCCTATATTAGGAATAAGTACTGGAGATACATTACTTAGTGTTGAGGAGAAGATACTTAACTTCTTACTCTCTATATCTACTGGTGGAACTATTTTTCCTGTAATTTCACAAGAGAACGTTTGTAATCTAATACAAGATAACTTACCAGCAGTAGGTCCTTATAATTTAGATGATTATCTAAATACATTAATTAAAGTTGCATGTAGCTTAGATTCTAGAATTACAATTCTTGAAACACAAAATCCAAATACACCTTATGAATTAAATTGTTTATTTTCTACTACTAAAAACTTTAGTGATACACATGAAGTATTACAGCTTGTAATAGATAAATTATGTGTAACTTCTGAAGGCTTAGCTACTTTTGAAGCTTTAGTAGATTCAACATATGTAAAAATAACAGATGTAAATACTTACATAGCAAATTATTTAGCAACAACACCTGGTCAACAAAAAGTAAGTAACTCTATGGCACCTTATTCAATTACTGGATATGCAGGTCCACTTAGTAACTTTGATGCTTCTGGAGCTGGTATAGGTGACTGGGATAGAATATTTTTATGTAACGGTTTTAATGGCACTCCTGATTTAAGAGGAAGAGTATTAGTAGGTACTACTTCAGGTATGGGTGGAGCAGGACTTAACAATGCAGTAAAGCCAGGAATTAATGGTAATCCAGGATATAATTTAAATGAATCTAAGGGATCGAATCAAGTAATTTTAAATGAGTCTGAACTTCCATCTCATACACACACTGTTGGAAATGTATCTCAAGCACCTGATCACGTACATGGATTTTCAAATCCTGTTTCAGTAGTTACTTCCTCTGCTGCAAGAAACCAAAGATTTACTAGTAATAGTGATATTGAGTCTGTTGATATTACAGAAACTGAACCTGCTGGATCACATACACATTCAGTTAAGATTAATTCAACAGGTGGAAATCAAGGACACCTTAACTATCAACCAGGAACAGGAGTTTATTATATAATTCATATTCCAGTAAATAGTGGTTCTAGACCTATTGTTCAATGATAGGGTGTAACAAGGACGCGTTTTTACCTGTAAATCCTAAATGCGAGGAAGTTGTTTTAAATTGGCCTTGTGGGTGTCAAACTATATATATTAAAGATGAAACACCACCAAGTAATTGTTCATGTAAAAAATAATAATAAAATGTCATCATTCGTAGAAAAATATAAAAAGTGGTTAGCTGTAATTTTAGGCCACATTTGTTTACTAATTGGTTTATATGCTCCAGCGTTATCAGCGTTATTAATAACAGATGATAATTTGCACTGGGGATTAAACAATACAGTGTTTACTGGATTAGGAATTATTTTTTTATGGGGTGAGATAATTGCATTTGCAAAAATTGTTCAAAATACACTAGGTAATCTAGGTAACAAAAAAAAATAATAACCATGTACTATAAAATAGAACTAGCATTAATTTCACTTATGATAATGGCAGGAAACGAATTACTAGCTACAGTAGTAGCCCTAATAACAATTATATACTACGGATCAATGTTGAAGGTCAATGTTGTAAATAAAGTTTATGATGGTAGCTGGATAAAATATTTTAAATCTTTTTTCTGTAAGTATAAGACAAAGAATCTAAAAAAATGACAGTAGAAATAACATTAACAACAGCAGGGACAGATACTTCTTTATTTGATATTTATTCAGATAGTGATAGTTTTCTAACTCCTATAAGTTCAAATATACCTGTAGCTTTTTTGTTACAAGGAACTGAAATTACAGTTCCTGATAATGCTACAGAGGTGAGAGTTCAAGCTCTTGGAGATTGCGTTAATTATATAGATATACAACTAGCATAAAACAAAAACATATGCAACCAGAAATACAGATATCATTAGTCATACCAGCAGGTTCTTCAGTGGGACCATTTGATTTATATTCAGATGTAGATGGATATGCAGTACCTTTTGAAACAGGAATCCTTGCTTCTGAATTTGTAGCACCTGGATACATAACTACACCTCCTGTTGGAACAGATTATGTAAGAGTTCAGTCTAATGGAGTAACATGTAAGACATTTATAGAATTAAAAAACATATGTCAACCAACAACCACTACAACAACTAGTTCTAGTACAAGTACAAGTACAACAACAAGTACTACTACTATACCCCCTACAACTACCACTACAACTACAGTTCCACCAACTACAACAACTACAACTAGTAGCAGTAGTACAACCACAACAACAACCACAATACCACCAACAACTACAACCACAACTACAAATCCATTAGGAATACTTAATTGGACACTTCAAACTAACACTCCTGCAGAACTTGATACACTTGATCTTACAATAACTGTTGATGGTGTTCCAACTGTAAGTAGTACAATAAGTCAATTAGATCTCTTTAATAGTGGTCAAATAATTGTAAGTGTTGGCTCAATTGTAAATGCAACATTGAGAACTGATAAAACAGGAATTTGGGAACTTTCAAACAAGATGGGATTAAATGGTCTATGGTATCAACCAAATGATATTTGTCCAAGTTGTACAGATCAATTAATAACTCCAATGACTACACCTTACACTATGGAAGGTGGTACACAAGAGTTTTATTTTAGTAACTCTGTATCAACAGCTGTTACTGCTGGACTATTCTTTTCAGCTACAGCTGTTCAAGCAAGTTGTTCAAACTTCTGTCAAAATAATTTTACTATAGGTAAAGCAATATCTACACTTAGTGGTAATACATTTATTAACTTAGCAGTGGGAGATGTAATAAGTGGAGCTATTAATGTTGCAGGATGGTATGCTTATGCAAACACTAGTACAACTACTCAATCAGAAGCTTCATTTAGAGTATTCCAACTTGATGGTGTAACTAATCAAGTTCAAGCAATAAGTGATTGTAACCCAAACACTACATGTAACACTTTATAGTATGACAGGAATAATACAAATATTAATCATAGGAGCAGATGCTGATAACTTTTTGTTATTTTCAGATGTAGATAATTATACATCAGCATTTGAAACTAATGTTTCTAGACAACAATTAATAAATGGATTTCCAAGTGATAATATACCAGATGGTACTACTATTATAAGAGCTTTGTCTACAACAGTGTTGTGTGATGTGTCAATTGATATATCTGTACCTGCTACAACAACAACTACAAGTACAACAATTCAAATTTCAGTATTACTTTTACAAACTGAAGAACCATTAGAGCAACAAAATACTAACTTTATAGAAATACAAAATGGCAAGCAATAAATTAACAGACTTAACACCTATAACAGCTGATCAACTAAGTGGTGCTGATCCTTTTTATGTAGTAGATGTATCCGTAAATCAATCTAAAAAGATACTTTTAAGTGAGCTTTTTCTTTGGGCAAATAATAAAATTAATACTCAGCCACCTTTTTTAATAACAGCTACGCCAGGAGGTTCATCATCTTACTCTGATGATAAAAATATTATTTACTTAAGTTGGTCAGGTGGTTCTGGAACATATAATCTTACATTGCCTTCAGCTACAGATATTCCATATAGAAATATACAAATAATATCAGATGGTACATTATCTGCTAATGATAAGGTTCATGTATTAGCACCTGTTGGGGAGCGTATAGATGGAGATATAAATCCTGGATTCTATACATTAAATAAACCATTTAATGGTGTTACTGTTTGGTCAGACGGAACTCAATGGATAGTTACACAAGCTAAATCGTCTTAATATAAACCATACTTAAAACCTTGTTTTGTTGGTTTACAAGGTTTTTCTCCTGAGGGCTAGTCCCTTGGGAGTTTTTATTTCTAACATAGTTAATTATAAATAAAAGTAGCTATAGTCAATTTTATTGAGATATGCAAAATAATTTTTATATCTTTACGATATTTGTAAATTTTAAACCATGATAAACGATCCACAGCTACTACTTAAGTTAAAGAATTTATTACATTGGAAAAAGAGTAAAAAGTTTTATGCTGAAAAGCTAAACATTACTGAACAAGAAGTTATTGATTTAATTAAAGAGATAAGAGATAAAGGAGAAGGTGATGGTGATCAGTTTTTATCAAAAGCAAATTCAGGAAAAGGATATAATGAAGTTGTAAAAAAAGTAAATGTAGAAAAAGGTACAGTTGAAAGTACAGTTACTTCTGATTATGAACCTAAGGACCATATAGAATTAGCAAAGCTTCATAAGATAAACTTAGAAGAATATATAATTACAAACTATTGGTCTAAGATGTTACCAAGTGGTAAGTTTACATCTTCTATATTCTCAAAAAGAAAAGGCCCATCAGATTATACAGCTGAAGACTTTTCAATATTTCTAAAAAACTTTGTACCTAAGAAGATAGAAATAAACAAAACTAAATTAGAGTCAGGTAAGGATACAATAGACGTAGAGCTTTCTATTTCTGATTTCCACTTGGCCAAAAGATACATTGAAGGAAACAATGATATAGGTAAACGTGTTAAGTTATTTCACGACATGACTGAAGACTTAATGGTTAAAACCTCAAAGGTCTATAATATAGATACAGTTGTATTTCCAATATCAAATGATTTCTTCCATACAGATAACTATCAGAACCAAACTACACAAGGAACTCCACAAGATACTATTATGGAGTATGATTCAGAATATGAGTTAGGCTTTTCAATGCTAATAGACTCTATTAATATTCAAAGAACATATTCTAATAAGGTGATTGTTGTGCTTGTTCCAGGTAATCATGATAAAACTAAATCATTCTATTTAGCACATGCTTTAGATATTTACTTTTCAGATGATAAAGATGTAGAGTTTATAAGAGATAGTTCTCCAGTAAAAGCATTAACTTTAGGAAACACATTTATTGGTTACCATCATGGAAATTGTAAAATAGAATCTTTACCATTACTATTTGCAACTCATTCAGTTTGGGGAAAGATGTTTGGAAACTCTAAATACCAAGAAGTTCATACAGGTGATAAGCATCACTATATGGCTAAAGAAGTAAAAGGTTGTAGAATACAACAGATGCCTAGTTTATCAGATGCTGATAGATGGCATAGAGATAGTGGATATGTACACTCTATACGAGCTGCACTGCTTTTAGGATATGACAAAGAGCAAGGTAAAGTTTGTGAATTTGAAAAAAGAATATAATTATGTCAACACTTAGGAAATTAGTTTCAGATGTAAGATCAACACACAAGATCTTATCTACTGATGCACGCATAACTGACAGAGCAATAGCCTCTGAAGTTAAAAATAATGCAATAACTTTAATTAAAAGAGAAACTAATTTAAGAAGGTTATGGGCTAGTGATACTTTATTTACCACTATTCCTTGTTTAGAAATGATAGAAGTTCCTATCTCTGAGTGTTGTGACTATGTTGATCCTTGTACAGTGGCAAGATCAAAACATAAGATTCCTAAAGTGTCTGAAGGTAATTATCAATACGTAATACAAGGTGTTTATTCAATAAATGCTATGGGAGGAAACGGTACTAAAATAAAAGAAATTACTGTAAATAGATATTTAAACTTATTAAAGCTTCCTATCATAAAAAAAGAAAGCTATTTTTGGATATCTAATGGATACTTATATGTGAGTAACCCTTTGTTAATCTCTGTAAGATTTGTAGCATTTCTTGAAGAAGATGTGCCAAAAGACATAATGTATCCAGATTGTGAATGTGGTACAAGCTACACACTAGATGAGTACTGTATGAACCCCTTAGACAAACAATCTTTCATTCCTGGATACTTAGAACAACAAACGTTAGCTATGACCTCACAGAAGCTCTTACAGACGTACTTTAATATTAAGTCTGATATGAGTAATGAAGGAATAGACGGACAAGCACCAAACGCACAACCAACAAACTAAATAAATGCCAAGAGTTGCAGTAGACTGGAGAAGCGCAAGTAAAGATAATTACAAAGATTTTTGTAAAACTCATCCACTTGTAAGCCTAACCTTTGAGGAATGGAAAAATATTATATATGAGTTTAACGAACAGTTTAAACATCATATCCTAGAGACAGGTGAAAAGCAAAGATTACCTTGTGGATTTGGAGAGTTTTCAATAAACAAGAAGAAGAGAAAAAGAATTAAATCTAATGGTGAGAAAGACTTTATAAATTTACCTATTGACTGGAAGAAAACTAGAGAGAAAGGTAAACACATTTATAACTTTAACTATCATACAGAAGGTTACTTTTTTGGTTGGATGTGGTTTAGAGATACTGCAAGATTTAGACACTCAACATGTTGGTTTTTTAAACCATCAAGAGTAACATCTAGATTACTATCTCATTATGTAACTACTGATAAAAAATACCAACACATATATAACGAATGGACTAAAAGATTTTAGAAATGTCATATTATCATAAATATAATTTTGTATCACCAGAACCCATCTACGCTACAGTAAAAGAAGAACTTAAGAGTTACTTTGATACAGGAGCTGTAGATGATTTATTGTTTCCAACATATTTGAACAAGTGTTTAAATAAGCTAGGTAAAACAAGTTACAAAATAGATGAGCAAGTTTTATTTGTAGAAGATTTTCAAGCAAGGTTACCAGATAACTTTCATGCTGTTAGAGAGGCTTGGATGTGTGCTGAAGTTCCAGGTAACCCTTACCCCTCTGCAACATCTTTTTATTCTCAAGCTGCAAATGCAACAACCATTCAAATATCACCTTTAACTATTGGTGGTACACCTTGTGATAACTCTGCATGTCAACATCCATCTTGTGATGGTACGTGTATGCCTGAGCTTGTTCAAGCTGTATACAAAACAAACAATGAGATTGCAAGATCTTATAGGTATGACTACTTGCTTAAGCCAGGAAATATATCTGCAAGACAACAGTGTGATGTAAATTATAGAAATGATTGGAACAACTTTGCACCACCTGTTGGTCAATTTACCCCTCACTCTTCAAGTATTGATAGTTTTGATATTAGAGACAATAAGTTTGTAACTAACTTCAGACATGCTGTGGTTCATTTATTATTCTATTCTACAGACTATGATGATACAGGTAATCAAATGATACCAGATAACTATAGGATTGCAGAATATGTTGAAGCTTTTATTAAGTATAAAGTATTTGAAACGTTAACTAATCAAACTAATGATGAAACGTTTAATCAGTTACAATCAAAGTTAGCTTATTATAAGCAACTTAGTGATGAAGCTTGGATAATGGCCTTTACTGAATCTAAGAAACAAACATCTTGGGAAAAGCAAAGAAGAATTAAAAAAGATTTAAATAGGTTCAATAAGTATGAACTTCCTAACCGAACTAACAGATACGGTAGAAGACGCAATAACTAAGAGCTATGGCTGAAGATAAGAAGAAAAAAGAATTAGGAAATATAAGGCTTAATGCTAATAGTGCTCAAGGAGGTTTAAACTTGGATAGTTCTACTAGTCAAGTTGGACCAGGTAAGGTTACTTATGCTCTAAATGCTGCTGTTGAGAACTTTGACGATAATTCTGTAAGTTACCAAAATGAATTAGGTAATGAGTTGTGTCTTAAGTTTCCAGCAGGATACAAGCTTATTGGTCAACATTATATTCAGGAAAAAAGAAAACACATATTTTTTCTAGTTAATTCTATTTCAGAACAAAGTGAGATTGGGTTTATGGATAATAACGATTGTAAATATCAAACGTTAGTAAACGCCCCTTGTCTAAACTTTAACATAAAAAATACTATTCCTAAAGTTGTACATAGGATAACTAACTGTACTACAGAGATATACTGGACAGATGGAGTTAATCCAAGACGTTATTTAGATATTGAAAACGTTCCTTACAAACTTGTAGGAGGTACACCTAGTTGTGATCCTGTATATGGTGATGAATTAGACTGTAATCAACTTAAGCTTCAACCTAACTTTTCTCTTCCTCAGTTAGATATTGTAAGAGTAGATAGTTCTGGTAACTTAGTTGCTGGTACATATCAATTTGGAATACAATATGCAGATGCATCAGGAAACGAACTTACTTCATATTATTCTATAACTAACCCACTTCCTATTGCTGATGAAGATATAGTATCAGTTAATTTTAACTATCCTGTAGGAAAGTCTATTGTTGTAGGTGTGTCTAACCTTGATCTAACTGGTCAATTTCAGTATTTTAATATAGCTGTAATAAAAACAATAAATAACATTGCTTCGGTAGAACTTGTTGGAACATATAACATTGAGGAGATTACCAAAGAAATAACTTATACAGGAGCTAATCAAACTCCTATACAACTTTCTACATTAGACATACTTGAAAAGTTTCCTTATTATGATATAGCTGATGATGTTACTGCTGTACAAGATGTTATTGTTTGGAGTAACCTCACTTCTATAGATAGAACTAACTATCAATCAATTGCAACAAATATAAACTTTCAGTGGGAGACATATAGAATTCCACCAGGAGAAGATTACTCAGATGAGTTAAATGCTACAGACTTACGTGGATACATGCGTGATGAAGTGTATGCGTTTGAGCTTGTATTTTTATTAAAGAACGGTAAGCAAACAGATGGTTTCCATATTCCTGGTAGAGTAAGTAATGAAACAGATCTTATACCTATACCTGATACGAATCATGATTTTATAGGTGAACCAGAGTATACAGAAAATAACATTGGATATTCACCTCAATGGAAAATATACAATACAGGATCTGTAATAGGATTCTCTGAAGATTATAATCCTAACGCACGTAACTATAAAGGTCCTTACCAATATGGTGAATTATCTTATTGGGAATCTTTAGAAGAGTACCCATGTAATGATGATATTTGGGGTGATCTAGCAGGACAAAAAATTAGACATCATAAGTTTCCAGATGTATTAGTAAGTCCAATTATTGAGAATGGTCCAATAATAAAAGATGATCCTGTAGACAATGGTGAAATTTTTTCTGATGGGGAATGGTTGCAAGTAGGCTATAATGAAAGTGATGAATCTCAGGATCCTCAAGAACTTATAGGTTCTACTACTTATAATGGATCTGTAGTAAAAATAGATTTTGGAAGTGCTGATATTGGAATTTATACTGACCCACAAGTTCGTGTAACAGTTTCAGTACCTTCTGGAGATTCATACTCTGCAAGAGTAGTAAATGCAAATAATGGAGATGTACTAGCTTCATTACCTACTGGTTCTGGACAAAGATATATTTATGGAAGTCAAAATGGATATCAAGACTTATTTCCAGATGGTGAATATATAGTAGAAATTCTTTCTGATGAATTAACACTTCTTTCTCAAGTTGCTGTTAGTTGGTATGTTAGAGCAACCTTTAGAGATGAGTTTGGTGTAGACTTAAATTATACAGCTTCTATAACTACAGGTCCAGTTGATCCAAACGTTGTACCAAGAATTAGTTTAATTCAACCTGAACTTCGTGATGATGGTATTTTTCCAATTGGAATAAGAGTAGATAACAATCAGATAAAATCATTAATAGCATCTTCAAATTTAACAGCAGAACAAAAAGCTGATATAGTTGGATTTAAGATAGTAAGAGGTGACAGAGGTACTAATAGATCTATTGTTGCTAAAGGTATGCTTAGGAACGTAAATAAGTATACTAGAGAAGAGCAAGATTACTATTACCCAAATTATCCATATAATGATTTAGCAGAAGATCCTTTTATTTTAAAAAATAACAATGCTTATTACGATGAGGCTGTGCCTTGGTTAGTTACTTGTGAGTTAATCGATCCAGCATTAGACTATGCAGTAATTCAATTTCGTGACATTAACACAAATAAATATGCAGAGAAGTGCATTGAGAAAGGTGAAACAATTGAATTCTGTTCAACAGAAAAACCTACAACATTAAAAGGTAGATGTGAAATTGGTCCTGGTAACTATGAGGTTTATTATGGTGATGCTGATAGCGGTATTGATAATGGGTATAGATACAACTGGACTACTCCCTTTACAAATGATAATACATTTGATGAGTTTTTACAAGAATGGTTAAGTGGTGGAGAAAGTATATATGTGAGAGTTTCTACAGGTGGTCCATATCCATATGCTACAGATTATAACAATGACTTTAGAGATTCACGTTTACAAGAATCTATTGAAATGCCTATTGGTCAAGTTACTACAAATCAAAGAGGTAGAATATCTACACTAAATTGTCAAATAGAAACACCTCAAGATCCTGTAAAATCAGAAAGTGCTAATAGACAAATATTTAACTCTCCTGAAACATCTTTTGGACAACCTTTCTTAGGTGGTGTACTTAAGTTAGAGAGTGTAATGTTTGGAGCTGGTAAAGCTCATTTTGTAGAAGTTAAAGACAATGCTAAATATAAACTGCTTTCTAAAGAAGCCCAACAAGATGCTTTAGAAAGTTCTGAAGAAGTTGCAGATCTTACTGATTTTAATGCTGGGGTAATGTTTACAGTGTATCAATCATATCTTACAATTTATATAAATGGTATTACTAGAAGAAACTATGGAATGTCATTTAACTCTAGAGCTAGTTATGATTACTCTTTTGATATTGAAAATAGTGCATCATTAACGTTAAGTCCTCAAGATGTAGGTATTAAACAAAGAGAAATTGATATTTCTAGATACTTAATTCCTGGAGTTCAATCATTAGGAAAAGATGAGTTAGATATTAATAATTGGAATAGAGAGAGTTCTGTGTTTGTTAAAACAGAAGATAAGGATGAAACAGTTCCTCCTCTACCTCTTCCAACAGATACTCCTACTATAAATCCAACTGGTGACCAATCTGAAATTTTTGATAACTCTAGATTTACAATTACTTCTAATCCTGGTACTGGTACTGAATGTGGAAGTGGTACATGTGCTACACCTGCTAAAGAAAGAGATATTTCTGTACTTTCTTATTATGCATCAATGAAGAATATAGTTCCTAATCAATGGGGACAAATATATTCTTACCAAACTATTGATACAGGATATCAAGAAATAATCTCTAGTTTATTTACATCTACTATTGGAGAAGATACAGGTATTGTTTTTGGTGGAGATGTGTTCATCTCAAAGTTTGCATATAAAACTAAACTTCCTTTCTTTATTGACAACAGAGTAAATGCCCCTGATGACAGTGATATATTTTATGATGAAATAGGTAATGTAGGATATCCAAAATATTGGCACTCAGCAAGATCTATACTAGAAGATTATCTAGTAACAAGTGATGGTGATGTTCCTATGAGAAATATAATTTCATACAAAGCTCACAACTTTGATTGTGCTACTGATCCATCAACTATTGCAAATGGTTCAGCTAGAACTTTCTACGATGGATATATGTATAACTTTGCATACGGTGTTCCTAGTTTTTATTGTGAAAGTACATATAATACAGATTTACGTCAAGCATTTAATAATAAAGAAGGAGATTTCTGGCCACATGTAAGTTCAGGAATACCTGATGATTGGGTACAAGAAACTAATGTACCTATTGCTCAGGACAATACATATTATTATAATGTAACATTCTCTAAGCAAAATAAAGAAAATTCATTTTCACACCTTCCTGCTGATTGGAAAGATGATGAATGTTTTACTAATTACCCATTTAGAACTATCTATTCTGATCCAGCTTCAACAAATGCTGACAATAGAGTAAATAACTGGTTAGTATATAGAGCACTTTCCTTTTTTGACTTTCCTCAAAACTTTGGAAACCTTACATCATTAGATGGTATTCAGAACAAAGCAATACTTGCTCGTTTTGAAAACAAATCATTACTGTATAATAATCTATTAACAATTGATACAAGTAACCCTCAAGCAGCTTATGTTGGAAATCCTAGATTATTTAATGGGGCTCCACCAATTGATTATGCTGAGACAGACCTTGGTTATGTAGGATCTCAAAATAAGTTTTTATTAAAGATACCACAAGGTCAAATTACAGCTGATGCTAAGAGAGGTCAAATATTTATAATAGCTGGTCAAGCTGTTGATTTAACTTCGTTTAATTCTGGAGTAAATAAGTTCATGAAAGATGAGCTTCCGTTTCATATACTTAGATTTTTTCCTAATGTAGAAACAGACAATGCTTTTAGTGGTATTGGTTTACATGGTGTATACGATAGTAAGTTTGATAGAATAATCATTACTAAACTTGATTATGCTCCTTTGTTAGATTCTATAGCGTACGATGAAGAAGGTGACTTCTTTTATAATAGTGTAAGTCGTGGAAGAACACCTATATCATTACATAACGAAAAGTATTTCTGTAATAAGTCATGGACAATGTCTTATGACTTTAATATAAAAAGCTGGATATCTTTTCACTCATACCTTCCTAATTTTTATATAGCAGATAATGCTTTTTTCTATTCAGGAAAGAATGATTGTTGTGATCTTAATTTTGATGTTATAGCTGGAGAAGTAGGACCTGTAATACCTATTACTACAACAAGTACATCAACAAGTCCACCGTTGTTTACTACAACTACAAGTACAACTCAACAAGCGGATTGTGAAATAGGAGATGCTATATTTACCCTAACAAATTGTACACTAGCAGGAACTGCAACAATAGTTATTCCTCCAACTACAACAGCATGTTCAAGACCTTCTGGCTTAATAAACAGTTCTTTATTAGAAGGTTACCAAGAAAATCTAGATCCTCCAGTAATAAGTACAGGTAGTGCTCAAGATGCTTGTAGTGCAGCAGCGTTAGTCTTTGGAGACCCTCAACCATCAAGAGTTCCTACACTTAGAAGTTTTATGTATAATTCTTCAGATGGTTTAAATGTAGATACTGTTCTTTATGATGGTGCAGGAATTGATTGCACTCTTGTTCCAGATGGTTGGTATTCTACAGAAAGCACTTACCAAAATGGTTTTAATGCTTATGTATTTAATGTAGAAAATGGAGTTATTGTTGATACTGAAATTTGTGTACCGTTAGAATGTAATCAGTATGATGTTACTGGTCCATTTAATGGAGGATATCAAGCTTGTGAAACAAATGAATGGACACCATTAAATGTAGCAATTGGTGTAACAGTTAGCGTTTGCTCAAATCAACCAATACCTGGAGCAACATTAGTTCAACCTTCATCGTGTCAAACCTAATATATTAAAATGGCAAATACAAAAACAATATCAATAAGAGTTGTATCATCTGGTAATAATCAAGGACCATTTGATATATTAACTATCCAAGATGTTATGTTACGAGCTGGTGTAACTAAGGAGGAGCTTGTTGAAGGTATATCATTAGAAATAGATGAAGCTGCAACTTCTGTAAAGATTAAGTCAACAGGTAGTTGTGAGTTTGAAATAATATTTCCATTAGAAGATATAACAAATGAAGAATGGGTTGATACGCCATATGTAGAAAATGGTACAGGATGTATATGGTCACATTTAACTAATCAATCTAGATATAATTATTACTATGGTCATATAGAACCTTACATCATTGAGTATCCTTTTTCTTATAAATATCAAGATGAGATATTACAAAATGTAAAAGATTATACTAAAGCATATAGATATTATCAAAGTGAAACTGAACAGTTTGATGCTAATCGTAGAGTAGAAGTAAACAATGAATGGTTTAACAAAGCTGTATTATTTAATGGTCAACAGTCTACAGGTATATTAGAGCTTGTGCGAAAACCTGAAAATAATTTATCAGCTTACGGAAATTATCCTATCTTTAATGAAGATAGTAAAACTATTCTATATACAAAGAGTGATAACTTCTATCAATATAATACGTTCTGGGCACTACAAATAAATAGTAGTATTCCTCTATTTAACACACCTTGTACATCTAAGTCTTTAGATAAGGTAGTTAATCAGGAGAATATGAACTATGGTCCTAGCACGTACAGAAAGTCACCTCTAAGAGCAAAAGATTTAAAAGTAAGACATATCCTTGATAATAGATCAACGGTACACTTGGTAAGTCAATTCATAACAACACCTGCACAAATAAGTTATAAATAATGGCAAAAGGTTTATCAGCAGCTAAAGCTAAAAAGATACTTACAGACGGTTACATAAAAGGTAAACCTCTCACAGCAAAGCAAAGAAAATACTTTGGAGCTATTGCTAGTGGGGCTACGCCTTTGAAAGCCATTAATGGAGGATGGTTAGATAAGTATCAGGACGGAGGTTCTGTAACTAAAGCTCAAGATGGTACAGAAGTAGAAGAAACACTAACAGTTGAATCTAAAGATGATCCTAGGTATAAAGCTTATCAAGATAGTTTAGAAGTTTATAATGATTATAAAAAAGTGCAAAAAAGTTTATTGAAAAATAATTATAAATTAGAAAGACACTCCGTTTCTAATCCAGATTATCTTGCAATGAAAAAGAAAATGCTTAAAGAAAAAGGTATTGATGCTTCTAATTGGGACGGTGAAGGAGCTAATATTCTTACTAAAAGAGGAAGTAAAGCTTTTGAAGCTTTAGAAAATTTAAAACCTAAATATGTTAAACATATAAATAAAGATAAATATAAGGTTTTAGATTTGCAAGATGATATGGTAAATACTAATTTACCTATGCAACTTTTTAATAAAAACATAGACCCTATAGGAGTTACAGAATATATAGATAAGGATAAATATTGGACAGGAACTAGTCCAGATAATTATGAGTTTAATGGAACAGGAAATTTATATAATGTAGGCTTAAATATAATGGGAGGTTCTCAAGATGTTAGAAGTGTTTTTAATTATTCTAATGCTAAACCTAGACAAAAAGTTGTAGTAGAACAAAACTCACAAAAAGATAGAATTGAAACTAAACTAACTCCATCTAAAGAGACACCTAAAAGACCTATAGAAGAACCTCTATCTCAACTTGACAGTTATGGAATAGAACCTTTTAAACCAAATTTAGAATTATTAACATCTGGGGATATAGAAGCACAACCTATTTATCAGCACAAGCCTTATAATCAAAATGATAAACCAATACCTTTAGGACTTTTACAAAAAATGGGAATAGAAAATCCTGAGTCACAAGGTTTTCATTATATAAAAGAGCTCAATGGTAACTTTAAAACAATGCAAACTAGAGAGGCTTATAGAAAGGATAACTTACGCCCAAACAACACTCCTTATCCTCCTAAAGCACAAAATGGAATAAAAGAGGCTATCAATAAGTATCTAGGAGATCCTCAAGGAGAAGCTAGAGAGTTTGCAGAGAATCCAGATGAGTTGGCTAATATAGATAATATGAGACATGCTCAAGCTACTAGATTAACTCAAGAAGCTATAGCAAACAAAACAGGAAACATTCCTCTTATATCTGATGCTTTAGGCTTATTAGGTTCTAATGCATTAGGGATAGGTCATGAACTTACAACCTTGTTTGGTGACAAAGATAAAAGAGATTGGTCAACAAAACTTCAAGAGTCTGGTGAGGATGTACTTAATAACCTTTTTGGATCTGTTATTGGTTCGTTACCTATAGATGATAAAACAAAAGATGATGTTATAAAATATGCTTCATATAATAATATGCTTCCTGATGGGTATGTAAGAGGTGAACAAGGGGAAGAAGATGGTTTATCAGAAAATGTATACTTTAAAAATGAAGATAATGAAGTTAGGAGACCTGAGTATAAAAGCGGTGGATGGTTAGATAAGTATGAAAATGGTGGAGATGTAGAAAAAGCACAAAATGGTAAAGATGAACCATCTTCTGATATGTTTCTACCTTCTCCAGAAGAACAACTAAAGAGGGTTCAGTTAGAAGCTTCTGGATTTCCTATGGACCAATACGTTCCGCCTAACTCTAGAAAGCAAAAGACTAGCTATCAAACAAAGAAAGAGTTTCACAAAGATCAATTAGAAACTAATCCAAACAGACTAAAAGGTGAGTCTGAAGAAATGTACAAGCTAAGGCAACAACAATTTGCTAATAGAATAAAAGAGTATGACGCTAAATTCAACAAATATCTTAAAAAACCTGGAATAGGAAAAGCTCTTTTTAGAGGTTATAACAATTTGAAAGAGGAGCAAAACAAACTTCCTTGGATACCTAGGACATTAAGTGAAGTTATAACTTCTCCTTTTGACGTAGGATTTAAATCATCAAATAGTTTTAGAAACCCAAAGAGAAACAGTCTTTTAAATGAAAACCAAAAAAATCAAGATCTTTATAGCTTAGCAGGTTCAGGACTTGATGCGGTGAATTTGTACACTTTAGGAGGAAGTCTGATTACTAACACACTCGCAAAACAAGTTATACCCAATGTTGGACTTATACTTGCAAAAAAAGAACTAATAACACAAGGAATAGAAGATGCAGTTGGAGAAGCAACTGGATTAAGTAACGGTTTTAAAAATGGTGGAAGTCTTCCAGGTGCATCAGGTATGATGTATGGACGTACATCTAGTAATGCATCAATGGAACCTGGTAAATTAAAGAAAGCTCAAACTGGAGACACTTATGATTGGGAGAAGATTAGAGAAAATAGCCCATCCTTCCTAGAAAATTTTACTGAACCAACTATTAAACCTATTGAAGAGAAACCAAAATCTTTTTATGATTCATTATTAAATGATGCTGTAATATCTAGTGGTGGTACTACTGAAGATTGGGAAAAGCTTTCTGGCATGATTAGTTACCATGAATCTAAAAATGATCCTTTAGCTAAACAAAAGGTAAAGAAAACTAAAGATAATCCTACTGGTATAGGTCTTGGAAGAGGGTTATATCAATTTGAACCAGATAGCTTTAAGACTGCAGCTAATAGAGCTTATAATTATTCTAAGGAAACTGGACTAGAACTTCCACAATTTATAAAAGACATTCGTAGTAAAAAAATTAAAGAAGCTTCAGAGCTAACACCTGATCAACAAAAAACATTATTATTAGCTGACTATAGAGATAAACCTACTGCAAAACTTAAAGCTTTCTTTTCAGGAGATAAAGATGATCAAGCAATTGAAGATTTTTGGGTGACTGGACATTGGTCTGGAGGTAATAAAGATGAGCAAGAAAGAAGAACATCTTTTAAAGCAGATGCCTCAACTTACAACAATTTATATTCTAAAAAGAAAAATGGTGGTTGGTTAGATAAATATGAAGATGGCGGTGATGTTCCTAAAGCTCAAAATGGAAACTTTGGAGGAGTGAATACTGATGTACAAACTACTTCTGGAGAATCTGCGACTTCTGAAGAACCTGCGTATGAGCTTGTATTCCCTGATGATTCTAACTACGATGATAGGTATAAAGAAACATATGAAGGAGGTGCTTTTGCTACATATCCTAATCAGTTAGATGAAGTTGTTATAAATAGTGGTGTAGATTATAATAAAGATATTTATTATGATACCTTAACAGATCAAGAAAAAGATCTTTATCACAACGATTATAGTCCAATTGGAAACGCTGTTAGAAGAAAAGCTCAAACTAAAAGAGGACTTGCTGAAGATGCTTTAGCTATACCAGGACAACTTTTACAAGGAGCGTTAGAAACTGCACAAGCACCTCAAGCTGCTATGGTCGAAGGTATAGAAGCTTTAAGGGGAAATGATTATAATTTCTCTAACGCTTTACCTGGAAGTGGTATGCAAAGATTGCCATCTCAAGCATTTGGATTTGAAGATAAGCCAGGTTGGGATTTAGGAGGTTCTATAAATACAGCTATGGATGTTGTAGCTGATCCAACAAATCTTGTTGGTGTTGGACTTTATGACGATATTGTTAAGTTAGGATTAAAAGCTACTCCTAAACTAAACTCTATTGCTAAAACTTTTGGAAAATATTCTGATGATTTAATTGACAAAACTAAAAACATATCTAAATTTAATTCAGATTTAGCAAAAGACTTTTCTGATATTGATCCTAAATGGTGGGAGCTTGGAGGAGTTAACAAGCCAGATGTAGAGATGAATAATATTTTTTCTAGGATTTTAGATAAGTTACCTAAAAAAGTTAGAGAAACTTATGCATCTAGAGTTAAGGGGATTACAAAAGCTAGTGATTTACCTAGGTTAGATCCTTCTGAGTTTGATATACTTAAGAACATAGATGAGGTAATGACTCTTAGAGAAATGGGTGGAAGCAGACAGGTTATGTTAGAAAGAGCTTTAAAAAGTAATCTTGATGATCCAATTTTAGAATCAATATTCTATAAAAATAAAAAACAATTACAAAGCGAGTTAGATGATCTTACCTCTACTATTCCTAAACCTAAAAAAGTAGTTGGAACTTTAGATTCTACTGAAGAAGGTGTAGAACAGGCTATAGAAAATGTTAATAGATACGGTGTTGTTCAACTAAATCCAGATATTAGTGGATTTAGTTTAAATAGACCTTCAACACCTTCACGATCTAGTGTAGATATTGATACTATGGTTCGTAACATTTATGATGATGTAGATAATGTAGATAATCTAGTTACTGGTAATGTAGCTACTAAAACGTCACAAATCAATGAAGCTGTAACAGAAATTCCAAATAGAGTAAGACAATCTAAACCAGCTCCTAAAAACTCTACTACTGATGTAGAGGATTTAAGTGGTCAAGACTTAGCTAATATATCATCGTACCCTTATGTTAAACCTGGTGGTTTTACAGAAGAGTTAGTTCCATTAGTGAAACTAGGCCCACATACTAGTAAAAGAGATTATGCAAACATGGTTAAAGATGCTAGAGCTAGAGTTAGAATGAGTAATAGAGGAGACATATTTACAGGGTCAACTGATACATCTTACCAATCTTACTTACCTCAATTAAATGAAGTTTTTAGTCCTAAAATGAAAGGTGTTGCAGATCCTATATTTTTGGGATATAAACCAATGAATCCTATGGGTAACATAAATAGGGCAGCAGGTAATAGTTCTAGATCAGTGACTAGGGGAATAAATGAAAACATAGCAGCTTATTTAAACAATCAAATTGATACTAATATATCTAAAATAAAACTTCCTGATGATCTACTAAGACCTTTTTTTCAAAATTCAAGTGGTGAAGTAATGCTTCCTCAATATGGTTTAAGAAAACTCAAAAAAGGAGGAGTTATAAAAGATGATATGGGACAATGGGCACACCCAGGAGAAGTAACGGAGATTTCAGGAAACACTATGGCTACACATGGTTATGGAGATAATCCATTATATGTTGTACCAGATGTAGGAGAACCAAGAATGGTACAAGCTAATACAGGTACACAAACATTCCCTGGTGCTACTAAGTTTACAGAGTATCCTATGGCAAAAAACGGTAGTTCCTTGGTAGAACTAAATCAATTAACTAACTTTACTAATTACAACACCCCACAATCAGGAGGCTGGTTAGACAAATACAATTAATATGAGATCTGAATTTTTAAAAATAGCAGGCGTTAAGTCTGAAGCAGAGTTTTACAAGAAGTTTCCTTCTGAGGAAGCCTTTATGAAAAAACATGGAAAAGCCATAAAAAAACTTAAAGCTAAAAAAGCAAAGATAGGTACTATGGTTCCTAACATAAGCACCCCACAATCAAATCTTACACCTATTCGTATTGATCAGGAGTATATGGATGATAGTGCTGCTAAGTTAATGGGTGGTAAAAGTACTAAAGAACTTAAGGATGATGAGTTATACAGAGCCAAATTAGAAGCAAATCAACAAACTGCTAATCCACAAGGTGGTGGTGGACTTGGTGGTATGCTTGGTCAACTTGGTGGTATGCTTGGTGGTTTAGGTAGTGGTAGCGGTGGTGGTGACACTAGTCAATTTTCACAATTTGCAAGTTCAGACACGTCTGGAACAGGGTTTGACATAGGTTCTTCTTTAGGTGGAGGTGGTAACTTTAAAAATGGTGGAACAACTAAGAAGTTTAAGGCACATAAAATGTATGGTCCTAAAGGAGAAGTTAAAACAGTTAAAACTTTAAAGGAACATCTAGCTCTTAAGAAAAAAGGTTGGGGACATAACCCACCAAAAGCTAAAGGGGGTGATACTATGAGTCAGTTTGGGGATGTTATGAATTCTGACGCAGTTCAAAACTGGGGAGTTCCTATTGTAAGTGATGCTTTAGAAATTGCAGATCAAATAGAAGCTCAAAAAGAAGCATTAGGTTCTGCAAAGCAAGCTAGACAAGTGTCTGATATTGCTTTACAAGCATCTAAAACAACACCAGAAAAAGTAGATAGGTCATATGTACGTCCTGAAGATTTTACAAATACAGGAGAAGAGTTCTTTCCAGTATATGGTGTAGGAACAAATGTTCTAGCTAAAAGTGGAATTAATATTAATCCTAAAAATGAAGGTAAGTTTACAGCATGGGCTAAGAAAAGAGGAATGTCTGTAGCTGAAGCAGCTGATAAAGTGATGGCTAATAAAAGTAAATATAGTAAAGAAGTTGTAAAAATGGCAAACTTTGCTAAGAATGCACGTAGTTTTAATAAAGCACAAGATGGTGGAATGTTTAATGGTGAATACATGCCTCTTGTTAATCCTAATCAACAAAAATCATTTGGTCAAGGTGGTTACTTAAAACAAGCTGCACAAGGATTTACCTCATTTGATGCTGGAAATGCTTCATATGGTGGAGGAATGTACGGTGCAGCAGGATCTCAACTTGCTGGAATGGTTGGTGTAAATGATGATGCTGGAAGTAACATTGGTGGTAAAATTGGTGGTACTATTGGTAGTGCCTTTGGTCCTTTAGGTTCTGCTGTAGGTGGTTTCCTTGGATCTGCTGCAGGAGATTTGCTTGATAGAAACGATAGAAGACAAAGGTTAGAAAATGAGGTTACTGCAAAAAATACTAAAGAAATGTCATATGGTGCTATAGCTCCTTCTATTCAGGCAGGATATTCTTCATACGTGCGTGATGGAGGAAACGTACCTTCTTATAGAAGTGGTGGTAACATGAGAGGTGATTATGTTTCACCCAACCCTTCTGCATTAGACACAATGAAAATGGGAGGAAATCTTAAAACACTATGGGGTGGGAAAGCTGAAACAGTTTCTTACAATCCTTATGCTGGTGGAGAGAGTATTCAATTTAAAGGTAACTCTCATGACTATCGTGATCCTAGTACAGGACAAACAGGAATAGGTGTTGCTTATGGTGATGATGCTAAAAAGATGTCTATGGGTGGAGATATAACATCTAACGCAAGTGTAGAGGTGGAAAATGAACCAGCACAAGAAATAGATGATAGCTTAGTTGTATATGGGGATATGAAGATTCCAGAAGAATACATTTCAGAAATAGGGGATGAACGAGCAAAAGGTAAAAAGTATAAAAACTATGTTGCTAACGTTTTAAATAAAGACGAAGCTAGTATTAACAGAACACAAGCAAAGGTTGCTGATTTAGGATTAGAATCAGATGATACAGTGTTTGGACAGTTAGAAAGAAGAACTGCGGATGTAGTATTAAAAGGTGCAGATATGAAATTAAAAAACATTGCTGAGAAGAAGAGTATATTAGCTGATTTACAAGAAGCTATGAATGAAACATTTGATGACTATGGAATAAAAGCAAATGAGTTTATAAATAAAAGAAAATTGGTTGAAGATCCTATGAGGATAGAAAATGCTAAGTATGGAGCAAGATTGAAGATGGGCGAAGATGGTGTTGAGACTACTGGTAATGAAACTACCAATCCTCCAAGTGCAAATGATTTTAATAAAAAACAAATTCCTTTAACTGACATGACTGAGGAAGAGTTAGAGGCAGCAGGCTATAAGGTAGATCCTAACAATCCAAATGTTTATATAAGAAGAAACCCTGAAACAAATACAACAGAGGCTGTGGAAATGTCAGGTAGCTCATTAGGATATACGCCTGAAGGTCAAGCGATTGATCCAAAGACATCATTTGCTGGAGGTGTTACACAAGAAGATTATGATACTTTGAAAGAAAACAATCCTTGGTTTGATTGGAGTAAAACTGATCCTAATAAAATGGTAACATACAAGGGTAAGAAAGTATCTTCAGCTATATTAAAATTTCAGAAAGAATTTAATAAAAGAGCTAAAGAGGCAGGTATTGACCCTGTTAAAGTTGATGGAATATTTGGGCAAGAAACTAGAGATGCTGTATTTACACCTGCTAAGGAAGCTGAGGAAGTAACAAACTACACAGAGGAGAAAGTAATGCTTGGTGATACCGATACTACTACTGAAACAACAACTGTTGCTCCTAAAGGAAATATAGGTCCTGGTGTTAATTTTAATAATTCACCAGAAGATCAGTCTCTTGACAAGAATCAACTTCTTGGAGAATATTATGCAATGGCTACTAATCAGGTACAACCTGTACAAGCTCAAGGTTTTCAACCTCAGCTAAGAGTTCCTTATGATATTTCTCTTCAAGATATGAGAAATGATGTAACGTCACAATCTAGAGCAATGCAAAGAAATGCTACATTGCAAAATAATCCTGCAGCACTTGCTTTAGCACAAGCTCCAACTTATGATGCGTTGAATAAAATTAATGCTGAAGAGTTTAGACAGAATCAAGCAATGAAAGATAATGTTTATTCAGGAAATCAAGCTACATTAAATGATGCTATGTTAAAGAACTTGGGTATTTATGATCAGCAAGCAGATAGACAAGCTCAGGCTGCAGCTAATACACGTACACAAAATATAGATATACTGAACTCTATTAGTGACAAGTACTCTAAAAACAAGTTAGAAAATGTTATGAATAAAGTATATGCTAACATGTATCCAACTTTTAAATATGATAACAATCAAAGATTAAATGTTGTAAATCCTACTCAATTTAATACAGGTCAAGGTATGACAGGTATTAGTCCGTTAAGTATGGTACAAGGAATTACAGGTGGGAATCAAGGAGTTAACAATGCTGCCTCTTTATTAAGTTGGTTTTCTCAAAACAATCCATTTAAAAAGGAAATAAAAGAAGAAGAAGGAAAAACAAAAGAAGTAGAAGAGCTAGAAGAAATTCCAGAAAGTGGTAAGTACGGAAAGAAGGTTACAAAAAATAATAAGAATAGTAATATTCTAAGAGCAATAAGAAATTTATAATAAAATCGATTATAAAACTTTACCAAAACTAGTTAGTCTAGTTTGGATAAGGAGTATAATCCCATTACATTTGTTAAATTATGGCATCATATAAAGACCCAGCTAATATTAAGTTCAATCCCTATGTACAACAACTTCCTGTGGAGGCTATGGCAAAGGTTGGACAATACAAACAGGAGCGTTATGACAAAGGAGTAGAGAAGATACAACAAAGTATTGATAATATTGCTGGACTTGAAATCGCTAAACCTGAAGATAAACAATACTTACAGTCAAAGCTTAATGCATTAGGTAGTCAATTAACCAATGTAGCAGGAGGTGACTTTTCTAACTTTGCTTTAGTTAATTCTGTAAATGGAATGACTAATCAAATATCAAAAGATCCTAAGGTTATAGGCGCTGTTTCAGATACTGCTAAGTATAAAAAGGATGTAGCAGCTGTTGAAAAACTTCAACTAGAAGGAAAATGGGCACCTTCTAATGATGCAAAATTTAAACAAAATGTAAGTAAGTGGTTTAACACTGATGGTTCTAGGTATAGTAATAATGTTTCTCCGTATGTAAATGTTCAAGAAGATGCGCAAAAGATAATAAAAGCTCTTGCTCAAGACGTAACTTCAAATGAAATAATGTTTGATCCTGTGACAGACAAGTACATAGATGTAATGACTAAAGAAGTTATAAAGGAACTTTCACCAGAAAAAATACAAACAGCTCTCAAATCTGGTCTAAGCCCTCAAGCATGGAGACAACTATCATTAGATGGAGAATATAAGTATTCTAATACTACTACTGAGGATTACATTAATCAAATAAATAGTGGTTACAAAAAAAGATTTACATTTTTAAATGAAAAAAGATCTGAGCTTGTAAACTTATTAGAAAATGTACAAACACCTGCACAAAAGTTACAAATTGAACAACAGCTAACGATGCAAGATGCATTAATTACAGCAAATAAAAGAGAGTATGATTCTGTTTCTAAAGGTTTTGAAGAAGGTAATGTAGCTGGTTCAAAAGCAGAATTTTATACAATAAAATGGATGGAGAATATATCTCAATCATTTTCTAGTAGAGATGTTGATACAACTTCAAAAGTAAGTCCTTATTTTACTGTTCAAATGCAAAAAGACAATAGAGCTTTAGCTTTAGCAAAACATAACGAGCAAGTAAGAAATAATCAAATAATGCAAGGTCTTAAACGAGAAGAGGTTGACTTGCTTAAAACACCTAAAACTGGAGATTCTTTTCCTATTCCTGGAGAGAACATAACTCCTGATAGTATAATTAAAGATGACACTACAAAGAGAACTAACTTAGTAAATTTAGCTACCTCAGAAAGAAAAAGAGTTGCAGATTTAATGGGTTGGGATGACCAATTAAGATTTGTAGATGTAAATAATGATGGGATATTTAATGAAGGTGATTATGAATCAGAAGAAAAAGGACTTACTGAGTTTGATAGATTGTTAAATACAGCGAAAACTAATGGGTTTTCTACAGTATCACCTTCTTCAGTAGGAGATGTACAAGGTTACATAAATGCACAACGTAGAGCTGATAGTTCTTTATTTAAAAATAAATCAATTTCAGATGTGGTTGATAAACAGCTACCTATAGATTTATCTAATATAATTCCTGTAGAATATCAAAATGCAACCTTTGGAGGATTTAATGCTGAACAAACAGCTGTTTTACTAGAGTCTTTTCAAGATTTTGCAAAAATGGAAGCAGTATCTGGCGGTATTGTTAAAAGGTGGGATGACGAGTTAGCAAGACGTACATTAAATAATGATCAAGCATTTCAATTATATAAAGATTGGAGAGCAAGTGATGGAACTCTTGGTTATGAAATGATGAAAGGTGTTAGAAAACAACTTCAAGAAATTAATACAAGAAGAGATAAATTAGAGTCAGAGTTAATATTAAAAGCTACACCACTAGACCAAAATGTTGCTGTACCACTTAACATGTCTGATAAAGAAGTTAAAAATCAATTACAGTCTGTATTAGGAACAATCGAGCTTGTTGCTAATGGTAGAGGTGGTTGGCCAGGACTAGATAAATCTACAGCTGCAAACATAATGGCTGTAAAAGATAAAATAAATGATGTATCTATAAATACAGGTGTGCAAGAACTTAGGGTTAGTGGTGCAGGTTTTAATATACCAATACCATTAACAGACGAACAATATGGACTACTTACAAAGTCTTTTGATATTAAAGTAGAAAAAACTCCTGAGGTTGCTTCATTTGATAGCAAGTACATGCCTCAACTTCTTTCTACTAATCCTAGCATTAATCAAAAAGATTTCTTTACAACAGCAATTCCTGACGAGTTTGGTAAATCTTCTAGAGTTACAACTCCACAAAATGCATACCTACAACAAATGGACTTTCCAAGTATTAAACTTTTAAGAAATGTGTCAGGTAATTTAATAACAAAAAGAAACCCTAGGAACAATGATCCAGAGGTTTACCTACAAATAAACTTTGACTACTTAGATCCAAAACTTCAAGGAACTGACCCACTTAATCCAACGATTCCTAATCGTACTTCAAATTTTGAAATAGACTTTGGAGGTGGGAGAGGGTTAAATAAAGCTGAAATGGTAACTTTTATGAACTCATTGACAGATGATGCTCTTTTTCGTTTTTATACAGGAAGAGATATGACATTAGAAGAAAAAAAATTATTACAGAATCAACCACTTAACATTCCACAATAATGGCAAAAGATAAATTACCAAAGGCTCAAACAGGAACAAGCATTCCTGCACCAAGCATTCCTAAGCCTATGTTGGATGAAGGTTTTATGGAGGAAAGGTTTGGAGGATACAAAGCTCCTACTGGAATGCCAGAGTTTCAATTTGACACTGTTACTGCTGCTCCAATTGGAAGTTCTGAACCAGAGGTAAATTCTGTTGAAGCATTAATGAATAAAGTTAGGTCTACTTCTTCTGGTGAAGGTGTTGGTCCTATGACTAGAACAGGGGATCAATATGTAGGTTCAGAAAGATATGATTACTTTAATCCTGATGCAGGTTGGGATAATGAAGATGCTGCAGCTCAAGGTCAAGGTTGGGGAGCTCAAATGGTAAATGGTGTTTCAAAAGGGTTAGCTCTTACAGGTACTACATTTTTACAGAATACAGTTGGATTAGTTAATGGTACATTTCAAGCAATAAGTGATGGTAGAATGGCTTCATTTTATGATAACGATTTCAATAGAGCATTGGATAAGTTTAATAAAAAACTAGAAGACGCTTTACCTAATTATTATACAGCAGTGTCAAGAGATGCTGATTGGTATTCTCCTGACTATTGGATGACAGGTAATTTTTTGTGGGATGGGGTTGTTAAAAACATGGGATTTGCAGCTGGTACATATTTAAGTGCTGGTGTTTATACTAATATTTTAAAAGGTATTCCACTTGCATCTAAGTTATTTTCTACAGGTAAAGCAGGTGAAGCAATTGCTGCAACAGAAGCAGGTTTAGCAGGAGGTAAAGGAGCTTCTGGTATATATGGACAACTAAAAATTTTAGCTGATAAATTTTTAAAAGTAGCAGGTGGGTACAACACTCTTAATAAAGGTCAACGAGTATTAGTTTCAGGTTTGTCTACAACAGGTGAAGCAGGGTTTGAGGGCTTACACAACATGAATGACTTCAGACAGAAACTAATTTCTAAATATAGAGAAGAAAAAGGTGTTGTTCCTAATGGAGAAGATCTTGCTGAAATAAATAAAATAGCGGATTCTGCAGGTAACTATTCAATGCTTTCAAACATGATGTTGTTAACTGCAACAAATTACATTCAGTTACCAAAGATAATGTCAAGTTCCTACGGTTCTGAAAAAACATTACTTAATGGACTAGGTAAAGAAACAAAAGATATAATCTTTGATGAGGCTGGTAGAGCTTCAAGGAAGCAAGTTTCTAAATTAGGAAGAGTTGTAAATGCAGTAAGGAAACCTTATATATTTTCTTACTCTGAAGCACTTGAGGAATCAAGTCAATTTGGAATAGGTACCGCTACAGAAGACTATTATGATAAAGCTTACAATGGTGAAGCTACTAACTGGTTGGAATCTGTTGGTGTAGGTATTACACAAGGGATGTTTAGTAACGAAGGTGCTAAGAATGCTCTTATAGGTGGTTTATCTGGTGCTATAATGATAAACGGTATACCAAGTGTAAGATCATTAGTTGATAAAAATTACGAAACAGAAAACCAAAGACTGTCAAGACAAACAGATGAAGCAGTTAATGAATTTAATAGTTCTAATTTACCAGAAGCTTTAAAACAAATGAAGTTTCAACTTAGTAACTTCACTGAAGAAACTAAGGAAGCTGTAAATAGAGGAACAGTTTTACAAACTGAAAGAGAGGCTAGTCTTAAAGCTGGAGATATATTTACAAGTAAAAATCTAGAAGCTGATTATATTATAAACTATTTAACTCCTAGAATCAAGTATGGTAGATTTGATTTAGTAAAGTCTGAAATAGATGAATACAAGACACTTGCTAGTACAGATGCAGGTTTTGAACAATTAGTAAAAGAAGGCAAAGCTAATCAGACAGATACTAAAGAAGCGTATGCAGCAAGACTTCAACGTTTTGAAGAAACTGCTAACTCTGCTTACTCTTTTTATCAATCTTTAAATCTTAGATATGGATCTGCTTTTAATGTAGATGAAGATGATGAGCCTATATTAGATAAAGATGGAAAGGGTACATTAAAGTACCCACCTTCTGTAATGAACAAGATGTTATATACTGCTCTTAAAACAGAAGACTTTGATCAAAGGATAATAACCTTAGAAGGAAAGTTAACTGCTGCAGGTATAAATACATCAGAAGTTCTTAAAAGTGTAGTAGATGGAAACTTTGAGGCATATAACAAAGCTGTTGAGCAAATTAAATCATTAGATATATTAGGTGAGAAAAAAGATACACTTGGCTCTTACTTAGATGATATAGCTGATGCTGCAGCTCAACGTCAAACATTTATAAAAACATACGAAGATATTAAGGAGAACCCTAGCAAATATCTTTCAGAACCTATAAAACAAGAACAAACAGATACTCCTGATGTTGCTCCAGAAACTATTAAAGTTCAAACAGAAAAGGGTGTAGTAGATGTTGAGGTAGAAACAGAATACTTTGTTGGAAATAGTGTAGACTATAATGAAGATGGTTTAGATGAAATATTTAAGATAGGTACACTTATAGTTAAGGGATATAATGAAGATGGTACTTTAAAAATAGTAAACACTAAAACAGGAGAAGAAAGAAATTTAACTAGGGGAACGTTCAATAAACTTAAACTTGGTAAAGTTAGCACTACAAGAAATAATAAAACTGCTAACTACTTTTATAATCATAGAAACGAAATCTTTGAACTTAACCGTGGTAAGAACTTTGGTGGAAGAGTAAGAGGTAGACTTGAATATGATAATGGTAAGCTTTACTTTGTATATAAAACTAAAGGATCTGACAAAACTACTAAGGTTGAAACAACACAAGCTGATGTTAAACAAAAAGTTTCAAAATTAGAAAAAAGAATCAACAGGGCTAAGTCAATGTTTGCTAATGCAAAAACAGGTGCTGAGAAAGCTGAAGCTCTAATATTCTTTCTAAACAATGCTCACCATACTGATGAATCAGTCAATGAAGAGGACATGGCTTGGTTTAATAATGCAAAGAAAGAAGTTGAGGCTGATGGATACATTATTGATAATGAGATTGGTAGAGAAATATTTGACAATGAAACTATAGAATTTGCATTACAAAGGGAAAGTGATAGTGTTCCAAAAGGAACTACAATTGTAAACAAAATTGTCAGACCTAGAAGATTAGTAGATGGTAAGCAAGTACAAAGCGCAAAATATGATGTACTAGTAGGTACAGGAACTACAGAAGAAAGAGATATACTATTACAGGAGTTTAAAGATGCAGAAAATGCTCTGGACCCAAAAGATTTAGAAGGTACTAGAGGTAGATATGATGCAGCAAAAAAAGCTCTTAAAGAATATGATGATGCAAACTTTACAAAACCTGGTGCTGAAGTTAAATTAAAAAAAGAATTAACTACATATAAAAAGGCTGCACCTAAAGCTAAAACTAAAGTTTCAAATAGTAACATAAAAAGAAAACAACTAGACAACTCATTCTTTGTTCCACAAGAAGGTTATGATCTTCCTAGGATTACAAGAGTTGGAAGTGTTCAAAGTAAAGATCAAAAAGCTTCTGAACAACAATTTACTAGTCCTCAAGAGATTGCAAAGAATAAAAAAACACTTGCTAAAAATAGAGAGGCTAGACTTGAAGTACTTACGCAACTAGGTGAAGAAGGTAAACAAAACATTGCTGAACTAGAAAAAACAATAACTAAGGCTTCAGAAGATTTAGCCAAAGTTAAAGAAGACTTAGCAAACATTAGAAAAATGAAGAAGGCTGGTCCTGATGGTCCTAAGATTAAACTTACTTTTTCTAAAGCAACTAAGTCATTTACAAGATCTATTAATAAATTAACTCAGATGCGAAAGGATCTGAATAAAACTATAAAGTTAGCTGAAGCTGAAAGAGAAGAAGTGCTAAATGACATTTCTTACTTTGAACAATACGCTAATGAGATATCTGATGCTCCTGAAGACAGTGGTGAGTTTTTAAAAGAACTTAAGAGTCAAGTAAAGATACTAGCTGACAATGGTAAAAACTTAGCTAACATTATCAAGGCTGCTAAGAAAATGGGTACCACCTTAAGACAGGTTACTAAAAAAGCAGCAAGTTTATTTAAGAAAGCAATTAAGAGCACGTACATAGTAGATGATACTTATGCACAATCTTTAAATGATTTATTAAGTGATGTAGCAGCTGGTAGAGATTTAGATGTAACTTGGCCTGCACTTAAACAAGAAATAGTTAATTTCCAACTTACCAATGACATATCTAAAGATGTAAACCTTAATGAGGCAGATATTGAGAATACTGTATCTGAGGTAAGAAAGTTAGAGTCAGACATAACTGAGTTAAGAAATGAATACAGAGCTAGAAAAATTATACTAGATAGGTTTCAATCTATCATGAATGAATACAATGCTCAGAAAGCTGCAGAACAAAAGATAATAAATGATCAAAAGCTTCTAGACAAAATATTAGATACAGGAATTAAAGCTGTACCTCTTAAAGAGTATGAAGGTCCTTATAATCCTATTAAGTTAAAATCAACAGACATACTTCCTGTTGCAACAAATCCTATAAACGAAGGTAAAGATCATCAGACTAGAGCAAATACGTTTGGAGCAAACCTAAACTCTTTTGAGAATAGAGATGATATACGTGGTATCTATTTAACAAGTGCTATCCAAGATCAGTTATTACCAGGTGTTGTAGAAAGAATGCTAGATGGTGATCCAGATCTAATTAAGAGATTTAAAGACTCAATGATTATCATGGTGATGGTTAATGAGAATGGTGAGCTAGTTGGAGAAGACGGACAACCTATACCAGAGGGTGAATCTTCGTTAGACAATGCTATATACCAAGCAATGCCTGAAGCAGGTCTTACCAACACTAAAGGTAGCATGTTTAGAGAGGGTACTGATGAAGCAGTGAAGACATCGGTCACAGAACAATATGCTAAGTTTAGACAAGCTGTATTAGGTCAATCAGCATTGGGTATACCTCAAGTTATTGAAGCATCTTTTGGATCTCCTAAATATAGTATAGATAGCAATGGTAATAATGTATATACTGATGTTACATCTGTACAAGATGCAGGTTTAATAGATGAAGTGTCATTAGAGAAAAAACCATTAATATTTGTTCCTAAGTCTAAAGGAACCGTATCAGAGGGAACTGTATCTTATGACTCACCTCTAGGTAGAGTATTTTTAAGAATGCCTAATGCATATGTACCTCTTAGAAATAGAAAACACACAAGAAAAGAAGCTACAGTTATATTTGAAACTATTCTTCAATTGTCTAAAAATATAACTCAGGGGGAAGGAGTAGAAAGTGATTCATCTATTGATTTATTAAACTTTCTAAAGCGTGTAACATATTGGGGAATGCCATTAGATAGCAATGGTGAAAGAAAAGAACCAGGTAGAAATAGTGTATTTTTTCAAAGAACTGATCCTGATGCTGGTGGAGGCTTAAAGTTTACTAAACTACAGTTAGTAATAGGAAAAAGTCCTGACTCTAAATTTGACTTTGCTCCATCTGAATTAGAGATGCAAAAAGACTTGATTATATCTGTTCTTGAAAATACATATAATAACGTTAATGCTTATGATCAAATACTTAATGATCTTGATGCTGAGTTTCAACAAATAGTTGGAGTAGAAGATGGTGAGATACAGGATGTTATTTGGCCTAACTATCAAACTTACCTATTATCTAATACAAATCCTGATGGGAGTGCTAGAGAGAGTTATGAGCTACCTCTACACACTAATCTGAAAGTTAAAGAAGAGGGAGAAGTAAGTAGAGAAAACATTTACTTTTTTAGCAAAACAGGTCAGGAAAACTATACTGTACCAAGTCCTGCAGCACAAAGACAAAAGGTTAACCAAGCAACAAATTTACCTATAACGAAAGAAGGTAAGGCTGTAGTTACACCTTCAGCACCTTCAACCCCATCAACGCCTACACAATCTAAAGGAAGTAAATTCTATACGTTCGATGGTGAAACTATGAACCAATATGTGTTTGCTGATGGTCAGATACTAAGTTTTAAGTGGAGACAGCAAAAAGGAGTTGTACCTGCAAAAGAACAGATAGTAATATACAATCAACCTGGAGATAACTTTCAAGAAATAATTGATGCAATACCAGTTAAGAGCACTAATGTTCCTGAAGAAATAAAAAAGAAAAAATCAGATTACCTTAAGGGTTTAATCTTTACAGCAATTGAGGCACAGTTAGCATATGAAAAAGCAAAATTTGCTTTCTCTGTTGAAATTAGTGATGCAGCTGTTGAAAAAGGAGAAGCTGAAGGTGGTGGTAGAGGATTGTTTGATGATATTGCACCTGTAACACCTGCACCAGCAGAACAAACTAGTAATGTTGAAACTGTAAATTACAATGGTACGAAATATTCAGTTGATTTTAATATCGGCAGTGGAACAATAACAAATTTAAAAACAGGAAAAGTTATAGATTCTACTTCTAGTTTAGGAAGTACTATTGTGGATTTAGCAACAATGCAACAAGGATCAGAGTCTCCACTACAAACTAGTGAGGTTGCTTTAAATAAAGAATCATCTATGAGTAGTGTAGTTTCCTCATGGTTACAAACAGAGGAAGGTTCTTTAGACAACCAAACTGCAGAAGAATCAGCATCTAAGTTTGCTTTAATCTATAACAGAAAAAATCCTGTAACAGGCGAAGACAATAGATCAGTAGCTCAGATTATAGAAGACAACAAAAGTCTAACTCCTAGTCAAAGAAAAGATAACGCAGGTCAAGTAGGTACAGATTTATTTAACACAATTGCTCAAGGTATGAGTGTTAGAGAAACTATATTAAATGAAATCAAAAATCAAACTTTATCTTTAGACCCAACTGAAGACACTCCTTCACAGGGAGGTTTAAACTTTAGTGATAGTATTGAAGATGCTTTATCTGACATGAATGATGAACATTTTCGTGAAGTGATTGAAGCAGAAATGTCTTTATTTGAAGAGGAGAACTGGAAAGAAGTTGCTTCTTGGATGAAGAAGAACTTGCCAACTGTACAACTTAATAGAGTTAAAAATATTATACAAGCTGGTGGAGGTAGACTTGCTTGGGGTATGTTTAAATCAAATGCTATTTATGTATATGAAAATGCAGAAGTTGGTACACTTTATCATGAAGCATTTGAAGCTGTATTTAATCAATTCCTAAGTGCTGAAGAAGTTAGTAAATTAAGAACTGATTTTAAACAACGTAAAGGTACATTTGTAGATAGACCTACAGGACAAGAGATTAAGTTTTCTGAAGCTACAGGTCAACAAATGAAAGAGCACTTAGCTGAGGAGTTTAGAGATTACGTTAAAAATAATAAACAACCTAAAGGATTTTTTGCAAAAGTATTTAAGCAGTTAAAAGATCTTATTGAAAAATGGTTTACAAGCTCAAACTCAGATACTTATACTAATGAGTTGTTTGATAGAATTAATACAGGATTTTATGCAAGTCCAGAAGTTAAAAAGTTCTCAGAACTAAAAGGTTATAAAATAGGAGATGGTAACATAAACGATATGTTATACGCTCCTAATTCTGAAAATGCTGAGTTTAGAGTTATCCCTTTAAACGATAAAGAGATTTACGATACTATACAAGAGATGACATATCAGCTTGTAACTGAGGTGATAAAAGATGATGATAATTTATTTAACCTAGATGCACTAGTAGGTACTGAGGTTGAAACTTATAAAAGACTTCAGACTAGAGTTATACAAATAGCTCGACAAAAACAAGTTGCTATAAACAAATATATTATAGCAAATGAATCTAAGTTAACTGATAAAGATCGATCTAATCTTAATGTACTAATAGCTAAGAATAAAAAATTAGAAAAGAATATATTACAGTCTTGGCCAGTATTAATAGAAAGACATAAACAATATCTTCAGTCATTTAATATTTCTTTTGATCAAGGTGCTCAAGATCAATTAGAGGACAATGATAGAATACGAGAAAGTAATAAATTTGATGCATCTAAAATAGATAGTCTTAAAGCTGCTTCTGTTTCATTAAAACTTTTATTATCTACATTACAGGTAAGAAATAATGAAACAGGAAAACCAATAATAAGTAGTATTAATGGAAGTGTTTTACAACCGTATAGTAAAACAGCTATAACATTAATGGCAAACTTGCATACTTCTGAAAGTCCAGATGAAATGATGGTTAAGTTGCAAGAGTTAGCTAAAAACAATGCAACGTACGCTCCTTTGTATGCTCGTATAATGGGTAAAGGAATTAATGAGGGAGCTCCTACCTTTGATAATGTTACAAAACAAAAGTCTAGGATGATTACTGCAATGTGGAGAACTTTAAAGAAACAAGCTCCTGAAGTATTAAACACTTATGTTTTTGAAGATGGTATTACTGTACAACCTGCAGCATACTCTACAGCATCAGAGCAAGTAAAAGCAGATTACTTAAATGGTATTTCTTCACAAGCAAAGTCTAATAATGGATTCTTTAATTATAATCCAGCTAATGGAAAATACACACCTAAGAGATTAGAATTAAATAATGTAGCTTTAAATACACCTACAGCAATGTCTAACTTTCTTTTAAGATTAGGTATTGCTTTTTCTGATACTGACATGAGAAAGCTTTACAGAATTGGAAAGCAAGAAGATCTGAAAAAAGTAGTTCAAAGTATTAAGGATAGTGTATCTTCAATACAATCAGTTACTACCTTTTCACAAGGATCATTAGACATTAGTGGAAGATTGAGACAGCTTGCATTTCTACAAGTGACTGCAACTAATCCAGATTTTGACAGTACATATAATAATGTATCAGGTGAAAAAGTACAAACTTACTTTGGAGTTAATGCTATTGATAAACTATTTGTAGCATTACAAAATGTTAAAAATAAAAGTGAACTTGCTGGTACTCAGTTTGAATACTTACTTACTGATGAGTTCTCACAAGGTTCTAACTTAATGTCTAGAATGTTTGCTAGTGACGGAAGTAAAAAAGCAAATACAGACGAGTTATTAAAACCAGGAATAGCTGGTGGTATTGTATACGAGAAAAAGAAAAACAGTGCTAGTACAAGACTTACTGATAAGGAAAGGTATATACAGGAATTAAATCTTAACTTAGATGGTAGGTTCATGAACTTAGTTCCAGGAGATGCATCTCTTGAACACATGGTTAATATGGGTAAGGCTGTAAAAGCTTCTCAATTAAGTGATGTGGGTCTTGCAAGGGTAATATCTAACATATTTAAACCGTACTTACTTTCTGAGATAAATCTTTCTAGAGCAGATCGTTATATACCAGAACTAAAATATGAAGAAGGTACTCCAGAATTTGATAAAAGAAAGAATACAGACTTAAGATTTTTTAAGGGTATACTAGGTGAAACTTTACATAATGAAGTAGTTTCTCAAGAAGGTACACCTGAAGAAGTTTATGAGCTTTATAAAAACAAGATAGATGAATCTATTACTAAGTATATTAAAGGTTGGGTAAATAAAAACTATTCTTACTTAGATAAATTTGAAATGATTGATGTATCAGGGGATATAGTAAATAATTATAATATAGAGAATGTAGCATTTCCTAAAAACATGAGTGCTGATAAGCTTACTAGAGAATTAACTGCAGTGGGTATAAACTATATGGTTGCTAATATTGAAATGCACAAACTTCTTTATTCAGACCCATACCAATATAAAGATGAACTTAAGCGTACTAAGAGTTTCTTGTCTCCAAGTCAGGTTCTTGTAAACAATTCTCCTTTATTTCAAGCTCAACAAAATATAGTTTGGAACGAAGGATATGAGAAAGGTGATATAGGTTATTATAATTTAATGAAAGATTATTTTAATACAGCTACTCATGAAGATGTTATAGGTGCAATTGATTTACCTGGATACGAAGCTTACGAAGAAACAGATGGTGCAGGTATTATATCTTTTCCAGCATACAGAGCTATGAGAATACAAGCTGATAACTGGAACGATGCTGAGGAAAAGCAATATAGATATGATATAGCTTACGAAAAGAAAGATAAGAGTATAAAACTTACGCCAGAAGAGAAAGCTTTGTTAAATGACAAAACATTTAAAATGGTTAAGTCTGCATACCCTGATCAAAAACCTATTGTGTCAGGATCTAGGTTAGCTAAAGATGGAGGAAAGTCAAGCTTTAACAATATTGTACTTGATAAGTATTCTCTTTATCCACTTTCGTACAGAGTGATGAAAGAGATGAATGCTGACAATGCAATTAATTTATATAACAAAATGCAGAAAGAGTCTGTAGATTATATAATATTTAGATCTGCTAGAAAAGTAGGAGCTCCAGAAAAAGCACACGAAACATATAATAAAGAAACAGGTGAGTTTAATAATGAACCATATGAAGAAACTATAAAGGTACCGTTCTCTATAATGGGAATACAATCAGAAGTTCCATCTAAGGAAAAGGATTTAGTTACAAGAGGTTCTCAACCAACTAAGCTTATTACATTAGATATGTTTGATAATGGTGTACCTATAGATTTTAAACATTTTACAGGTAAGAACGATGCTCCTAGAGAAGAGCAATGGGCTTTACTTACTGATGAAGAAAGACTTGAACAGTCAGATATATTTAAAGAATCTGAAAATAATACTGAGATACTAGATGCTCTTACAGAAGATTCATATGAAAGAGTCCTTAGACGTTTGGGAATAGTTGAAACTGATGATGGTAGATTTGTTATTGAAGACTTCTCAGAAGCTACGAAAACTCTTCGTAGTGAGTTGTTTAAAAGAGAGGTTAATGATAACATTTCAGATGCTTTAACTAACTTCTTAGACAAAGGTACTACACTAGAAACAACTCCTGTATATCAACAAGTTAGGAATATATTATACTCTATTGTAAATAAAGAGTTAGTTAAGCCTAAGATATCTGGAGGATTAAAAACTCAGATACCTTCTACATTTTTTGAATCTACTAAAACTAAATATAATGACAAACTAAATGGATATACTTCAGATACTCTTGATTTTTATGTAGATGAAGATGGTAAAAGAGTTATGGAGATTATGGTTGGTCGCTGGTTCAAGAGTGACATGAATGATAAAGACTTACTAGAATATTTAAATAAAGAAGAAAATCAAGGAATACTAGAAGGATTAGCTTTCCGTACACCAACACAGGCTCAAAACTCAATTGATGTAATTAGAGTGGCTAGGTTATTACCAAGGGAGTTTGGAGATAACGTAGTTGTACCATCTGCTATTGTAGAGAAGGTGGGGAGTGACTTTGATATTGATAAACTTGCTATATACTTAAAGAATGTATTTTATAGAAAAGGTAAACTTGAAGTAGTTCCTTTCTTTGGTACAGGCTCTGAAGCTAAGAATGAATTTGCAAAAATGTTTGATGGTGGTCAGTTACTCACATCTTCACAGAAAAAACAATTAGATGCATTGGGTCAATTAAAAAGTTGGGAAGTTCAGGGGTTAATTAACAATGAGGAAACTGATCTAGGGTTTGGAGACTTGTTAGCTCAGTTAGGTATTGTTGAACAAGAAGATTCTTTAGAGACATTCATAAACGAACTATCTGAAATAGGTGTAAGAGACACAATCATTAATAGATTGTACAAACAGTCTCTAGAAAATGGATACATAACTTCTTCTAGAAACATTGTATCTCACCCTCAGAACTTTGAAAATCTAATTAGACCTAACTCAGCAAAGCAACTGCAAGATCTATCTAAGCGTGTAGTTAATAAGCTTTTTGGTGAACCATTTAATTATACTAAGGTAGACAACTTGTTAAACAATAGATTTATGCTTAGATTGAGACAAGCATTTGTTTCAGGTAAAAGAGCAATTGGTATTGCTGCTGTTGCCCAAACAGGACACTCTCAAAATCAGAAAACTATTATAACTGTTGATACAGATAAAATTGAAAACATGACACTAGAAGACCAGTACTGGTTAGGAGATGGTCAAGTTAAGTTTGAGAACTATAATAAGTCAGATGGTAAAGCTTCCCTTTCAGGAATATATAATGCTGATGGACAATTAATATCTAATATTAATAGTCAACTTATGGATGGGTATGTAGATATATCTAAAGGTCCGTGGATTATGGAAATGGGTGCTACACCACAAGCTGCTCCTACCATACTTTTCTTAAATTCAATTGGTGTACCTATAGATCAAATAATCTTTTTTATAAATCAACCAATCATTAGAGAGTACTTACTTACTTTAGAGAACAAAGGTAAGAGGTGGATATACAATGATGCTATTATGGAGGATTTACTTAGTAAGTATAATGTAACAGACTTCAACGCTAATACCAAGAATGATTTTGTTATTGAAGATGCAGTGACACTAGAAGAGAATTTAGGCAAGACTAACTTTTCAGAAAAGGAAGCAAATCAACAAGGTGCATACTTGATGGAGTTCCTAAAGTATTCTAGAATGTCTAGTCAATATTACACGTTTACTGCTGGTACAAACTTTGACACAGCAATGCTTAATGATCCTTTTTTAATATTTAAGAAAAAGGTAGCTTATGGTAAAGCAAAATCATCAGTGATTGCAGGTGCTGAATCTAAGTTAGCTAGTGGTTTTGTAAGAAAGCTAGGTCAAAGACTTGGAATATTACCTAATGACGAAGGGAAGGGTAACACTAGAGACGCACTATCAAACTTTTTACTATCTGATAGGGGTAATGTAAGAACAGTTTTAGAGACAGTTCTTCTTCCTTACACTGAAAGACCAGATAAAGAATTTGTACGTATTGCTAGAAAAGCTGTAAATAATTTATTTGACTGGGCAATGCAAACAAAAGGTTTAAATACTCAGATAGAAAAGATTCTTTTAAATGATGATGGTGTGGCTGCGCAAGTAGGAGAGTTAATTAATAAAATTAAAACATCTAAGAAAGGAAGTCCTTACTTCTCAATGATTAATAATTTAGTTGTAAGTAACCTAGAGGTTTTACCATCTAGAAAAGCAGGTGCTGTTCCTAACAACTTAAGACTTGGTAAGATTGGTACACAAGCATATGAGGTAAATTCTATTATTTATTCATTCCGTGAACTTAGAACATTCTTAGAAGAGATGGGTCAGTCTGAACTATATGATGGCATTGTTAAACTTTCAGTTTTACAGTCAGGGTTAAGTAGTAGTCCAATATCATTTACTTCATATTTACCACAAGAGGATGTAGATAAGATATATAAATATACCTTACCTTTGTTAGAAAATCTTCCTAACTTACAAGACTTTGCAGATCTAAATATGTTTCAAAGAAATAATTGGCAAGATGATACCATTGTAAGAGCAGATAGCTTATTTATGCTAACACCAAAAGCAACTAACAATGTTAAGTCTGCATCTTTTCCATCAATCGCAGCTTGGGCTCGTCCAGATAGTGTAAACACTGCATTTCAAAATGGAAACATACCTCTTACAGTTACTCAGAATGTTTCTAATTTTAAAGCAGGTGATGATACAATGGTTTTTTCTTGGACTGATTTAAGCTATAGTAGAACAGAAGTTGCTGCAATGAGAAAAGCAGGTAACTATGACTATGTAAAAAAGGGACTTTTTAAAATAGTAAGAGATCCTGAAGGGTTACCAATTGTTCACAACAGTGAAAATAAGAAAAAGGGAACTGTAGATAAGTATTATATATACAAACATATAAATGCTTTTGGTGATTCTTATAGAGCTCAAGAGTTTTATACTAATGCTAGAAAGTCTGTTATTGACAATGGTCTTATGAAAGCGAATGAAAAGAGTGATCTTATAGTTAGTTCTGCATGGGATGGAAGTCTTGGTAAAGCATTTCCAAGTGTACTAGAGTCAGGAGAAACATACTTTAATAAGCTTAACGATGGTACTTTTTTATTAGCAGATAATGCAAAGTATAGACCTAGTGAAATTACTAGTGAAATGTTATTAGAAATGGGCTACCCAGAAGATGTAACAGGAAGATTAATCAAACTAATATGTAAAGGCTAATGGCAACAACGTGTCCAAATACAAATTTAAAAGAGTGGAAAGAACTATCGTCTTCTAGAGGAGAAGATATGGCTTATTTTTTATGGGATAAATATAATGGAAATGTTCCTCAGTCTGAGTACAATGTAATGAACCAAGTAGCTGGAACAGAAGGTACTGCAGCATCTCCAGAAGTTATAGCTAAGACAAAGGAAGTTATTGAGAAGATGGGCGTAAACATGCAAGAGCTTGTTGACTACGCTAAAGATAATACTGATGTAGATGCTTCCACTGTAAATGCTGTTGCTGATTTATCTGCTGGAGTAATTGCTATAGCTGAAGGTAAAGAAGATGTAGCTCTTGTAGAAGAGATGGTGCATATTGCAACAGCTATTATTGAACAAAGAGATCCTAAACTTATTACAGAGCTTATATCTAAGATAGATAGGTTTAAGATATATAAAGATACACTTGCTGAGTATAGAGATTTAAAAGCCTACCAACTACCTAATGGTAAACCAAATATTCGTAAGATAAAGAAAGAGGCTGTAGATAAACTTATTGCAGAAATTATTGCAGAAGGTAATGTAGAAGCTTACACACAAGAGGAACAATCTTTAGTAAGAAGAATGTGGAATGCTATACTTGACTGGTTTAGAGGAGAGTATCAAACAGCTAATATTGATATATTTTCTAAGACTGCAGAAAGAGTAATAGGAGGTCAATTTGAAGGAAACATTTTAGAATTAAGTGATACAGAAGTGTATTATCAAACTACAGATGCACAAAAAGAATTCCTAAATAAGTTAGGTGAAACAAAAGCAAATCTTAGAAAGATAGAAACTAATGAAGTTGCAGATCCTTTATTGTTAGATGAAGAAAAAGCTACTAGTTATTATGAGATGCTAGTTAATGGTAAATATGAAAGAATTAATAAAAGGGTAACTGATAGAGTTAAAGAATGGTATAGAGGTAAGTTTGGATCCAAAGTATTTACTGAAGCAGAAAAAGCAGATAATGAAGTTAAGAGAGTGTTGGGTACAAAGTATCATTTAT